CTAACGCCCACGCCAAACTAGGCGCACAGTTCACCATGCCGCCGATTAAATGGACGGACTTTCTGGGCGATACCCACAGCGACTTCAACAGTCCCTACCACTTCACCCAGGCCGCAAAGGATAGCCCCGGCCAGGTCTCTTACGTCGGTGGGCGTGGTAGTGACAAGTACGGCTCTGGTGGTGGCGATGGTCGGGAAATCCTCGGTCGGCAAATCGGCGGTATCGGGGCGGGCTTCGGCGGCTCTTCGGGGTCAGGAGCCAGGTCTGGTATTGCGGGCGTAGGTGGCGGCGGCATGGATGGTTCGGCTGGCCCGATGCTCGTGCCTCCGACCAACTCCGGCAGTCGTGGTGCGGTTAGCCTCAACTTCAACGTCAACAATCAGGGTGAGCAGGCTAAAATCGAAGGCTTCGCTAACAAAATTCATAGCCAACTCAACTCACTCTTTGGCGAAATTTAGAAAGCGGGCTGGTAGTACAAAACTATGGCAATCACCGTATCAACCATCCGAAAGTACGCGATCAGCCGGGATAACGGCGCGACCTGGCTCTACTTTCCAAAACAGCCCAACGCCAACCCTTCGCCGACCGGTATGAACCCGGCTGACCAAAGGATCGACGGCACTCGAATAGTACCAATGTTCTATAATTTCGAGCTGCGCTTCAACACGATGACTCCCCAGTGGTGGCTCACGACGGTCGGGATGTTCGACATCAAACATCAAAACATCCTGCTCAACTACCGGGGCGTCGGTTACGACATCGTGAACGGCACGGACTACCAGGAACGCTGGTACGCAGCCCCGGCCATCTGGGGCGAAATGCCGACCGCTAACCCGGAAGGCCCGCTCTACAAAGATGTGACCATCCGCTTCTCAATGCTCGAATACTACATTCCAGGTATGTGACCAGCCTAACCCACCTAACCCAAACTTAAACTTATGACAACCTCCTCTAGCAGCAGCACCCAACTCAATACCGCAACCGTTATCGGGATGCGCTTTTACGTCGGTATCGGGCCGCAGTACAACTTCGAGTACGTTGATTCCGAACCCTGTGGCCCTCAGTCCGGGGCGGCTACCACCGACATCAAAGGGGCGGTTACGGGCGTGCCGAAGCTCGGCTCGGCCATGTACCTTGCCTTCGTCGGGGAAGAGGTGGACGCCCGGTGGTACGGGGCAACGGACGCGCCGGGTGACTGGGGCGACGGGGGTGGGGGCGGCTTTACTCACACCTACAGCGCACCCGGCGGTTACTGGGTGACGATCAGAGGGTCGAACGGCGCGGCCTCGGCTACCCGCTTTTGCCGGGTGGTCTACCGTAACCGGCCCGCAACCGGGTCTGGCATTTCTTACACCGCTTTCGACGTGCCGTACCCGATGTCGGTCGAGCAAAGTTCTAAGGGCCAGATGACGAACGGCTTTGGCTTCCAGTGCCGAGTTTCGTTCTCGGCACTGGACTGGTCGGCCTCTGATTTAGGGGCGATCTACGAACGCTCTCTCATCGGATTGTTCGCCCAGGAATATCGGTACGGTCAGCCCTACGGCAACCTTCAACTCGTCGTCGGTGGCTGGGTTTCCAACCGCTCCTTCACCGAAGCACCGGGAATCAAGGAGCTATCCTTCACGGCTTATGGCCCCTGTTTTTGGATGCTCAACGCTCCCATGCGCGAGCAGTTCTACATTGACCCCGGCATTATCGGGGCGGGGCTGGCCGCCGGAGCCGACTCGACTGTCAATGGTGGCAACCCACTCACCGACGACGTGTTCGGCCAGGGCTACGTGCCAAATCACTGGATCAAGTGTGACTGCGTAACGGCGGCTCTGCACGTCATTCAACATATGCAGGTCTACGCCACGCTGGGAGATAATCCCGGCCCTGACCACGCCTACTCGCCGGTGATGAGCCAGGTCTGGGGGACGAACTATTACGGCAACCTCGGCCAATTCCTTCAAATCGGGACTGACCCGGACGTGGACGAAACCGCCGGTAAGACCGTGCCGGGCTTCGCTTCCTTCAACGTCTCGAACGGCATGATGCTCTCGAACGTCCGGCAACTAATCGAGAACGAAGGATTCGTGTACTACGACCGGGCCGATCTCACCCAGCGGATCGAACGCAAGCCGTACTACTGGTCAGACGCTCGACTAGCGGGTATCACCCCTACCCTCGTGATTGACGACGTGACGAAGCTGGTAGCTGGTCGGCAACCCTTCGAGAGTTCTAGCGGCACACAGAAGAATGTCCGGCAGGTCATTGTCGAGAAACCTATTCTGGCGACCCCCAGCGATGTAACTGAGACCTCAACCGATAGCAGTGGACTCGGTCTCAGCCTGCGCGACCCCGCTCATATGCGAAGTGCCTTCGATTTTTAGTGGTAGGTCAACCGATTCAGTTTAGCCAGGTCAGTAGCAACCAGTAACCAAAAAAGAGGGAAAGAAACGAATGCCAACCACTATCGGGACGCCCAGCCAGAACGCCGCCGCCGGAGTGTGGAACACCGCCGTCTCGAATGGCACATTTGGCGGCAAGACCCTGACAACCGACCCGCTTGACCAGACGATTGACCCCAATACGTTTCTGGCCCGCTACCCGGCCACCCCACGCCGCTTCGGAGAAACCATTGGCCCACTCTCTAACGTCTTCTCGCTCGACCCGGTAGCTTACGCAAAGGGCCGGGACAAAGAAGAGCGGGCGCACTGGTCGGAGACCGTCCCGCTGGGCCAGACCTTCGGGGTTGACCTCGGTGACATCGTGGCTCTGACCTACCGTAACGACGCCCTGCAAATCAACTGGGTCTCGAAGCTCTTTCAAATCGTGGATCGGTCAATGACTATCACCCCGAATTCTTTTGGATCGGTCGTAAGGATGGTCGAGGTTGACCCGGACGACGGGCTGGCCGGTGGCGGTGGCGGCAACAGTCCAGGCGGTAGTAGTTCCACCCCGCCGTCTGCGCCCAGCAGTCTGGCTGTGTGGAGCGCGGCTAACGCTATCACGGCTACCTCGGTCGGTCTTCAGTTTGCCCTGGACGGCTCGCAGGGCAACGGCGACCAGTACGACGCCTACGCTAACGGCGAATACCGGGCTAGTTTCGGGGCCAATACCGGGCAGATCACCGGCCTCTTACCCGCTACGACTTACTCGATTTACGTCAAGGCTCGTAACGTTGCCGGTCAATCGTCGCCCGCTTCCAACACGATTAGCGTCACCACCAACGCGAGCTAACTCTTTATGCGAATTTTGTATTACACCGTCGGCCAGGGGAGCGGCCCGATCTACCGGGGGCTGGCCCTGTACAAAGCGGCAAAACGGGCTGGTGTGCTGGCCCAACCGCAAGACTTCGTGTTCGTGGTCGCCTCGCAGTGGGAGTGGCTCTTGCCGCATCTCGCCTCTGGTACACGGGCCTTTACCCGCCAGGTATCAACCGTCGTGGGTGGCGCAGCCCTTCTGGGCCAGACGTTAGACGCTCTAGCTGTTCAGGGCTGCCTACCCGACCTCGTAGTGGTTAATTCCGAACCGTCGTCGGTTGACGGGGAACTAAAACGTTATCAGACGATCCCGGCCTGGCTCGTCCTGCGGGACTTCCCCGATCTGCCCGCTCGGTTGACTCACTTCGACCCGGCCCGTTGGTCAGGCGTTATCGGGATCGAACCGGGAGTAGGGGAGGCGGTTCGGTCGGTGCTGACCGGGCAAGAGGGCATGGAGCTAACAACGGCTGAAGGGTTGGTACACGAGGTCGGCCCAGTCATCTCCACCTGGCCGGACGAACTTTTGCCGGTTGAGGAAGCCCGCACCGCTTTAGCAAGAATGGCTGGTCGTGCCGCTATCGGGCCGGGCCGCCCCATCGCCCTGGTTGCACACAACGGGACATCGCCCGCTACGGAGATGCAAATTCTACTGACCCACTCCCGCGCCGGTGGCAGTTTGGCCGGATATGAGACTCTCGTCTTTTCTCAGGACGGTCGGGCGGCGGGCTTCATACTGGCCGAGCCGATAGCCCGCTACCTCCTGGCCGTGAACCGGCTGGTGGCCGTACCGAGCTACAACACGTTTTGGGAGTGGGCCACCCTCGCCCCGTTTGAACGGGTGCTGACGGGCAGTGGTGACACGGACGAACAGCCTGCGGCCTGTTGGCTCGAAATGGGGAATCGTAACGACCCCCAGCTAAAACGCACGACCATCTTAGCAAGCCCGGCCCGTCTGCAAGCTATCCGCAGCGGGCCGAGAGGGGCAGACGAACTTATAAGACTGATTACGGCACGGTGGCGATGACAACGATTGAAGCGGTAGTTCGAGAAGGAAAGGGGAACGAGGCATGAGGAAACCAGGCGGGCCGAGGGCCAGCAGTGCCGGTGACGACCTCCTTGCGCCTTTCGCCCGTGCCGTCGGTCAAAACATCGCCGATGCCCGCGACCGAGCGACGCCGAAGGCAATCAAGATCGGCCACCCGGCCAACACTCAGGTCGGCATCCCACAGTACCGGGGAATGTTCTGGGGACAACGAATGCTCCCCGACGGCACTTCTACCGTTATTTCGTTCTATGCGCCGACCAACGCCGACGGCTCACCCAAAGACGACTTCTCGCACGGCGATTCGGGCATGGTGCGCTTCTCGAACGACACCAACCCCGGCTACTGGATTTATTCCGGCCATGCTTCCCCTGGCTACGAAACACAGTCCGGCCCGTGCCTGAACCTCCCCAACGGCGAATTCGTGATGTACGGCAGCCCGGATTATCCCGAAGAGTTCAAGTACCCGAAGACCGGGCTTAACGGGGGCAAGACCAACCCTACTAACCCACTCAAAAACGTACCAATCTCTCACGTACCGAGTGTGGCCGCTCGTAAGGCTACCCCAAAGCGGCAAGACCAACCGCCGGGCCTACCCTCTGGCGGCGATTTGTGGCAATCCCCCCAGGATGGCGAGACGATCTTCCGCTTCCAGGGCGATGGGTCGGTGGCTAACGCGGGCAAGTGGTACGCCCAGGCCGGGCCGACTTCCGGCACGTTCGTTACCCGCCTCTTCAAGAGTACCGTTTCGCGTGGGCAAGTCGTGTACGAGGTGGAAGGGACGAACGCGGCTCTCAACGACGGCTGCGACCTTGCCAGTTCGGACAATCCTAACTCTTGCTACGGGCGGGTGCTGGGCGTCGCTCTCAAAGACCGGGCGGCAGGCGAGTACGGAGTCGTACAGTGTAGTGGCGATTTGCCCCTCTCACACGCCTACCCGCACGGCACACCGCTCTACCTCGGCCAGTCAGGTGCGCTCACCGACACCCCACCCACCGCCGCTTCCAACCTCCTCATGCAAGTCGTGGCGGTCGCCGGTAATCCCGATACCGGCACGAGTACCACCGATAGCTACATCACGATCAGGCCGGGTGTGCCGCTCATTCGGTCGGACACGGTGATCGGGGTTAGTGGCACTGGCGGCTCGTCGGGCGGTACTTCCACCGCTACGAGTTTCGAGCGGACGGCGGGTAATGCAAGCGGGGCAACTATAAACGCCGGTGCTGCTGTGAACTTCTACCCGGCCACTGACGGAAGCGGTAATCTCCTCATCCGGCTGGCCGACGCCTCTTCGAGCGGAGCCGGATACGTCGTGCGCGGGGTAGCCGAAAGCGCGATCCCGAACGGCCAGACCGGGCCGACCCGCCTTCTGGGTATCCAGTCGGGCTATGCCGGTCTCGTAGTTGGTCAGGATTACTACTCTGACCCGGCCACGCCGGGCGGTATTACAGCCAGCCCGACCTACGCCACTGGTAGCTATTACCAGATTGTCGGTTACGCTCTCAGCACCACCGAGCTTTACTTCAACCCCCAGCCCGCTATTAAGCAGTAGCCCTTACCGTTATTACCACCACGACAGGAGAAACCCCATTGAGTACCACGATCAAAGCAATTCAAGTTGACCCGTCAACGAACCAGCTAAAAGAGGTTACGTACACGGTGGACGGTTCTGGCGGCTCTGGTTCTGGTGGTACGACTACCCCGGCCACCACGACGGTTCTTGGTCTGGTCGAACTGGCTGACACGCCGACGACGGCCAGTGCGCCAAAGGCTCTGATTACGGAGTCGGCTTCGGTGACGAGTGCGGCTAACAAGCTTGTGCGAGCCGGGTCGGACGGCAAGATTGACGCGGGGTGGCTACCGGCGGGGAGCGGTGGGGGGACATCTGGCGTGTCTTCCATCAACGCCAAAACGAATGCAGTAATTGTGACCGGCACTGGCGGTATCGCTATCAACTCGACCACGAACGGCTTTGCGGTGGACGGGTCGGGGATTACGGGTGGAGGGGGCGGTGCGCCGACCTCGACCTACCGGGCGACGGTGCTGGCCGATAGCCCTATCGCTTACTACAAGCTTGACGAGGCGGCGGGGGCGACCGTTGCTGCCGACGAAGTGGCGAGCGGTCATGCCGGGGCTTACGGTAGTGGGATGCAAACGGGCGTGCCGGGTGTGTTGGCTTACGCCGCCTCGAACCGAGCCGCTTACTTTAGCGGAGGTACAGGCGCGACCGTTACGATCACGCCCTGGTCGGGGCTACCTTCGGGAGCGACTACCCGGTCTGTGGAAGTTTGGTTTTGCCAGACGACACCCGGCAACCGGCGGGTGATCGGCTGGGGGACATTCTCCAGCGGCCAGGAGTGGTCTCTGTCGGTCTACAACGGCAACCTCATACTCGATTTCAATGGTAGTTCGGTAGCTGGCCCGGCTATCTCACCCGGCGTGTGGTATCACGCGGTCGCTACTTACGACGGCACGACAGCCATTCTTTACGTCAACGGAGTCCTAATTGCCAGCAATGCGACTACCCTCAGCACGGGTAGCGCGGTCTTCGACATCGGTGGATCGAACGGCTTCTTTGGCAGTTGGATCGGGCTGGTGGACGAACCGGCGGCTTACAACACGGCCCTCACCCAACCTCAAATCATCGCCCACTTCCTCGCCGGGCGACCCTAACCCGGCCCTGACCCCACTTACTTACCCAACCCCTCACTTAATACTCTAGCAAAGGACACTAGCCATGCCCCCTGAAATCCTCGACTTTGTTAAGACGACCGTGCCGCCCGCCATGACCGGGCTAATCGGTTGGCTCGGTGGTCGCGCTCGTAACAAAGCCCAGCTTGAGACGATCCAACAGGTCAACAAAACCAGCGAGTTCGACCGGATCAATCGGCTGGTGGACGAATTGCAGCAAGAAAACAAGGAATCCAGGGACGAAATCCGCTCACTACGAGCCGAAATTAGGACGATGCGTTCTGAACAAGCAACCGAGCAGGAACGCTATAAGGCTCAAATCAGGCATCTTGAAGCCCAGGTCAGCCAGTTGCAGGCTCAACTCTCGGATTTAACGCCGGAACTGGCGGCTAAAGACCGTCGAATTACCGCGCTACTTGCCGAGATTGACGAACTCAAACAACAGTTGAGCGCAACCCGCGCCTAACTTCCCCTCCCTGTCAGTGTCAGTGTCCCCCGAGTCTATCTCCCCACCCCCAATTACGAAAGAAAGGACTAACACCCCATGTCAATCAACCTCAACGCCCTGCGCCCTGAACTCGAAGGTCTAGCCGTGCTGGTCGTGCTGGCCGTCTCGAACGCCCTCTTTAACCTTGCCACCTCTGGTCAGCAGGTAACTCTATCCCTCGCCGGGACAGTCGTTGCGGCGGCGGTCGTCAACAGTCTGACTAGCTACTATCGGACGAAGCAGGCCGGGCTACCGACCAACCAGGCCGTCCCGGTTGCCCCTGCCGTCACCGTCGCCCAGCCGGTCGAGCAGGTCGCCCAGACCCCGACGGAGGGCAAGTAGTTGTTGCAAATCTACCGCGACCTTTCGGGCCAGCTTGACCCGAATTGTTACGACACCAACCGAAGGGACGTGCTGGCGGTAATTTGCCACAACACTGCCGGGCCGTCCGACTTCAATCCCGGTAGCCAGGCACTATCGGACTCGGCGGCCCACTACCTGACCTCAAATGACCGCCAGGTGAGTATTCACTGGGTCGTCGGGGCAGAGGGGGCCGGTGCGCCGATCTACCGGGTCGTGCCGGAGCCAGATGTGGCTTATCACGCCGGTGGCACTGGCGGCTATCCGTCGCACTGGGCTGACCCGGACACCGGGACGCTCTACGGTCGGTACGGCCTCAACCAGGTCTCACTCGGCATCGAACTATTCGGTCAGCCGGGCGAGACGGTTGGGCCAAACCAGCTTGCCAGTCTCAAAGCCCTGGTACTGGACATCGCGGGCCGCTATCCCAAACTTCGCAACCCGAAGCGGTGGGAAAGCCACGCCAACCTCGAAGGCGACCGGACGGACGGCCCAAACTGGCGCGACCATGCCCGGCAGTGGGTGGCTGACTTCGCAAACGGCACAGCCAACCCATCACAACCGCAACCGCAAGGAGTACCAACTTTGGACAATACGAATTACAACGGCAACCCGAACGGGTGGCACTGCACGCTAACGGATAAGTGGGTCGTCGGCCCCATGCTGACCTTCCACCGCACGAATGGCGGGATCGCTATCTTTGGCCTGCCGATTACGGGCGAGGGGCCAGACCCGGCTAATCCTGGCGGGACTGTCCAGTGGTTCGAGCGGGCCAGGTTCGAGCGACACGCTGACGGCAACACTTACCTCGGCCTGATCGGGTCGGAGTTGTACGCCCGGCTTTAGACTTACTGACCACCCTTCTCCCTCTTCTCTCTTTTCTCTCACAGAGCTTGCCCTAACCGGCAGGCTCTTTTTCTTGTACGAGTTTTGGCAATTTTGGCAAATTGGCCTCGAAACCCCCTTGCATTGTTTGTATAATGGTGCTATTATACATACAGAAGGACAAACAAAAACCCCGGCTCTGGCGCGAACCAGACCGAGGCACGGCTAACAAGTATTGAAGCACCAATTAGCAGAAAGCGAGTATACATCATGAACCCAAACGCTGAGACTTTGACCGACGCGCAAGATGCCCTGGCTAATTTAGAGAACTGGACGGCAGAGGACAAAGCCGCCTATGCCCAAGCCTTCGGGTTTCAGTACGAGAACGGCTTTGACGAAGCCGAGTACCAGGCGTGGGTAGAGCGCGAACGTGCCAACGTAGCCCGCGCTAAGGAACGTGAGGCGCGGGGTTAACCCTTACGACATACAACCATTCAACCAACTAGACAAAACAAGAAAGAGGTTCACAATGAAAACAGTTATCACCTTCCGCGCAACCGGCATGAGCGATCAGGATTTTATTGGCAACGTTAACGAAGCTCAGGCCACCGCCGACGCCGAGACCGCCATCGCCCGGCACGACGGCGACGCTGGTGTGGCCGCCGCCAATTTCCTGACTGAGTTCCCGAACTATGCCGCCGACTTCACCAGTTTTCCGAAAACTGACGATAGCGGTTGGGTAGTCGCTAATGGCAAGTCGGTTAAAGTTATTTAGTTAGTTTTTGAAACCGAGCCGGGCGGTATCCCGGCAGAAGGATAAGACAATGGCTAACCCTACAACTGTGACTGTGACCGCAACTCTATCCGACCTGGCCCGCTACGACTCTCTCGGCCTGCAGCTATTCGCAACCCCTGGGAGCGGCATCGAACCATATTGGGAGCGGTTCCCACAATATATGTACGATGAACGGGTTGCAACCCCTAACACCTTTGGTGAAAAACTGGCCGATATAGAGGGTTGGGATTGGGATGGTTTTGAGAACGAGTTTATGCGGGAATATGTCAAAACCGATCCCGATAAAGAAGTTTCGATTAAGGTCGAGATGCCTGCATTTGAAAATTACATGATACGTAGATAACTACAGAAGGATTACGATAATGGCTAACACACTGAAACAAAAACCCGTTCCCGGCCCCCGCTCCAATGGCGACAATATCGGTACTTACACATGGGGCGGGTACAAGGAGCGGCGATCTGAGTTAGCAAAGAAATACCCGGCTATTTATCAGTCGGCTCTTGATGAGTGTATAAACTGGTGGAACAACGCAACGGCTATCCGAACCGAGAACAAGTGGAATGCAAAGCTCCACAAATACGAGCCGGTTGATGTGGAACTAACTCGGTGGGACGATTGGAACTACGACGAACAGGTATCGGCGGTGGTGGACGTGGCCGAGAGGATGATGAAGGAACAGGGGATTGTTTAACAATGGACAAACATCGCCCTGAGATTGAGAACCTGGTAGAGGATTGGGAACAGGAATACCCCCAACAATCCCTTAACGATGTCCCTTCCGAATATGGGGACGTTAGAAGGTGGCCTGCTGACTTACAAGAACAATGGGAGCGCGGCCCACACCAGCTAGTTTGTGCCGATTGCGGCTTCCCATTATCGAATTGTGGGGGGCAACACTGAAATGCCAAATCCAAAGCCCTCGTACAAATTCCAGGCGGGCCACGCCGTAAGGCAAAAGCCTGGCCCGCCTGGGCTGAAACTGTCCTTGAACAAAACCTTCTCGAACCTTATCCGAGACAAGGTAGGGTTCGAGCTAGGGCATGAGCCGACCGAGGCTGAGTGCCTCGAATATATGCGAAAAGCCCTAGCGGAGTGGCTGTTAGATGCACCGCCAGAGGCACCAAAACATGAATAGAAAGTCAGAGCCAGTCGTTGACGGCAGGCGACGCTGTACAAAGTGCAAGCTCGTCAAGCCAATCGCCGAATTTCCCGTTGACCGTTCCAAGCCCAGCGGCCACACGTCACGCTGCAAACTCTGCAAGAATAAGTATTCGGCAGAGTATTACGACGCCAACGCCGAGGAACTCATAGCCGCCGAACTCGCCCGGCGGGAGGGCAAGCCGAGACCGACCACGACCAGCCCGCGCATTCATAGTGATCAGGTGAAGGTAAAGTTCGGCCCGACCGAAATGCGGCAAATCATCGCCGCTTTCCTGGCCCAGCACGGTCACAGGCCAAGCGAGGAAGAATTGCAGGACTGGCTTACCCGGTACGCCCGCGCCGGTGTGCTGGGTCAAGCCAAATGGGAACTTGAAAAAGCCGAGAAGTCGAAAAAAGCCTGATCGAGTGATCAGGCTTTTTCTTCCCGTGCCGTCCTGGGACTACGTATGGAGTGCCAGGGCCGGTAGCGTCACCCACCGCTCAGTAAACGGGGCGGACGACGCTGTATCTCGAAAGGTTTGGCCGGGCGTCAAGTGAGGGCGTTTTGGCCGAGCCAACTGACCTCGCGGCCAGTTTGCAAAAGCAGATCGGCGATCCGGGTGACTTCGTTCGCCAAAACTTTGAAATCGCCGCCAGCGATAGAGTCGTCGCCCTCGGCCTGGGCCAGTTGGATGAGGCAAAGAGCCGAGGCCGCAGCACTCGCTATATCGTGCTGCAAATCGCCCAGGCGGGCTAAATGTTCGTTTACGTTGTCCCTGGTCGCAGCCGTACCGATGATACTATTAGTTGACATAGGAGTAGTATACTCTTTTCAACATTACAAAAGTATTAATTCTAGCTAGTATGTGCTATCCTCTCCCGCCACGCTCTATATTTTGCCGTCGGCGAATCGCTCTTAGTTCGTCGTCAGCGGCCCGGTCGGTCTGTTCGGCATATCTGAGTGTCGTTTGCATATGAGCATGGCCGAGCCGTTTGCGGATGGTCGAGAGCGACGCACCGGCGTTAACGAGTTCGGTCGCGTGGCTGTGCCGAAGCTGGTGGAGCGTCACTCCTTCGACCTCGGCCCGCTCACAGTATTTAGACCAAAGTCGTTCGAGGGCGTCGTAACCGAGTGAGGCGTCCTTCGCGTTCTTCTCGGCCCGAAAGAGATGGCCGTACTGGTAGCCCGTCGTTTGCAAATATTTTTTGAGCATGACGACCAGGGCCGTGTCGTCGAGGAAGATTGTACGTCGTTTCTGACCCTTGCCGACAACGCTGAAATGCTCATCATCTTTTACGAGGTCTATATCTTCAACGTAGAGGGCCAAAACTTCACTCGCTCGCAGGCCGGTTGCGGCGATCAGCTTGAACATTAGTCGGTCACGGGTTCGGTCTGTAGGGATTGCATCTAATATCCTTTTGATTTTGTCCTGACTGACTCCGCGTGGCACCGGAGCGGGCAACTTCACCCGGTCGAGTAAATCCATCGGGTTTGTGGTCGCGTGACCATGCCGCACGGCCCACTTAAAGAACGCCGCCAGGCTGGACTGGTGCCTTGCCCTGGTCGCGGCACTCTTGCTCGACTGAGAGGCAAAGTAATCGCGGAGCGTACCGACCGTTATACCGCTAAGTGTAATAATGCCACTTCCGTCCTCGCCCTGGGCGTGGGCAAAAGCGAACAGATCGGCCTGATAATTTTTGACCGTCAGGGGCGACCGATTAGCGTTTTCAAGATCGGTCAGGAAATTTTCAATTAGCTCAATCATTTCTCTTTCGAGTCTCCCCAAATATTATTTATTAGCCATATAATGTTAAATTTCGGGCCAAAAAGAAGGCCCTGAGAACGTGGTCGTCTTGGGGGCCAGTATAGCACAATAGCCATATAATGTATATTATATGGCTATTTATCGGAGCAAAAATAGTACCCACTCTAGGAAGATCGGGTAATTGAAGTGGCCCGGCCAGCGTGCCATAATCAGGACATATTTGGGTTATCTTGGGAAATCTAGTTTGTCTGGTAAGGTAAGGTGAATGAAGTGGTAAATAATATTGTGACTCTCAAAGAGGCGGCTCAGCGTCTCGACATCAAGGTAGCAACGCTGCGTAACGCGGTCTTAGAAAAACGGCTACCAGCCAGCCAGTCCGGTAGCATCTGGCTCATTGACCTGTCCGACCCGCGTGTCCAGTCTTATAAGGCGTACCATGTCCAGCATAACGCCGGTGACGAGGCCAGGACGAAATGCGGCGAGTGCGGCCTGGTCGGGCCGTTGAACCGCGTCAAGTTCTGCGGTAAGGCGTGCTTTGGCCGGAGCATGAAGGCCGGGTCAAGGGCCGGGAGCGCGGCATGACTGAGTGTTAACTTATCGGTTCTGGCAGTTCCAGGTTTGGGAGCGGTGTCCTCTTTTTCAATCAAACTTCGGCACCCACTTTATCTCAAACAAAGTACAAATCACACCCTTCCCAAAGGCGAGATACTGTAACATCTGGCTACGGGTAGGCGTGGGTTTGAGCTTATGGTAATCCTCTAGCCCCTGAGCAAAACTCTTGCTGTAGTCGCTCTCTCTGAACACGCTGGCCCAGTCTACTTCCGGGAGTTCGCGGGCTTGCATCGAGAAGGGCATTACCTCGGCCATCCAATCAATAAACCCTTCCAGCATTTCTTTTAGCGAATCCTTATCCCGGTTCTAAGCCCCCTTTCTTTAGATAAGGGGATAAAGAACCGGGTGTGGCGGTAGCCACCTAATCAACGAGCTTTTATTTAGATAAGATTGGCACTTTTATCTAAATCCTGCGATAATAAGCTCATGAGAAAAACTTTTAAGTATCGAATATATCCAACTGGGCGGCAAACCCGCTTGCTTGAAAAGCAGCTTGAAGAATGTCGCTGGCTGTATAATGAGACGTTGGCAATGCGTAAGAACGCCTGGGAACAGGAAGGGCGTCATGTTTCTTATTACGATACCAAAAAGTGCATTCCCATTCTCAAAGAACAAAGACTAACCCTCAAAGAAGTTCATTCTCAGGTTCTTCAAAACGTTACAGAGCGGGTAGAGTTGGCCTTTCAAGCCTTCTTTCGCAGGGTTAAAGCTGGTGAAAAGCCGGGTTATCCCCGCTTCAAAGGTTACGGTCGGTACGACTCTATGACCTTCACTCAAATCAGCACTGGTGGTTGTTCTATCGGCCCGGACGGTAAGCTTGTAGTCTCGAAGGTCGGTCATATCAAGTTGGTACTACATCGGCCTTTGCCCCAGGCTTGCACGCTCAAGACGGCTACCCTGACCCGTGCCAGTACCGGCAAATGGTATGTGTGCTTGGTAGTCGAAACCGAGCCGGTACGCTTGCCAAAGCTGGAAACGAGCGTTGGCATTGATGTCGGGTTGAAGACCTTTGCCACCCTCTCGGACGGTCAAGAGATTGAAAACCCCCGCTTCTTTCGTAAAGAAGAAAAGGCGTTGGCTAAGGTTCAAAGAAAACTCTCCAAAACCACTAAACCTGAGAAGGGTCAACCGGCTTCTAAAGAACGAAAGAAGGCCCGTAAGGTAGTGGCGCGGGTACATGAACGAATAGGGTTCGAGCGCACAAACTTTAGCCACCAGCACTCGCGCAAGGTGGTCAACCAGTTCGGTCATATTTTTGTAGAAGACCTTAACGTTAACCGGATGGTACATAATCACTGCCTTGCCAAGTCTATCTCGGATGCGGCCTGGACTAACTTTTTCGGGATGATAGCGGCTAAAGCGGAAGAAGCTGGGCGGCTGTTCGTTAAAGTTAATCCGGCGTATACGTCGCAAGATTGTTCGAGGTGCGGTCACAGACAAAAGATGCCCCTGTCCCAGCGGGTATTCAATTGCCCTGATTGCCTCTTGCATATAGACCGCGACCTCAACGCTTCCTTAAATATTTTGAGAGTTGGATTAGACTCTCTCGGTAATCAGTCCGTAGAAGCCCCCGCGTTTACGCGAGGGGAGTAATCACCTCGTCTTCGCTCAAATACTCGCTCATTCAATTTCACTTTTCCTTTTGCGAAGGTATTCCCACTCAGCCTCGAACTCTGTAGAGGGTCGGTAGCGTTGGTGGTTTTCGGCCAGGTAATCCTGGTGGAACTTGATCAAGGTCTGCCTGGGTAAAGCCTTGATCATCTTGACCGCCACTTCATGCCCTTCCAGAGCCTCAATCTCGGTCGGGTAGCGAGCCTGAAACCCATCTAACGGCCCGTCAAAAATCATTGTCTCGAATACAGCGGGAGTAAACCCTCGCAGTGCTACGTTCACTCCAAACCAGAGCGTACTGACCCAGAACCCTCTGACTTTGGTAAGGGCTACTCTTGGATCAACCCCAGAACGTGAAAGTTCAATGAACCGCTCGAAAGAAATTTTGTTGCCCTGGCGGTCGAAATACCTATCACTATTTACACCCAAAGGTGGGAGCGGGAATCCTTCAAACATTATGGATACCTCTTCGTATGTGTATTTTCAAAAAATGATAAACTCACCGACTGCCGCCAGACTTATGACTTTTTTGAGTTTAGCCCGTCCAGCCTCACCGCTAAACCAATCACTCGGAACCAGGCCCGCTGCCACTTTGTAATCCATGAACAAACCCTCTTCAAACGTACCCGTTGCTATGTGAATTTCCCCATCATCTTCGGCGGGTTCTTCACCATCTTTAAATTTTAGGTGGCGGATGGTGTCCACCGTCGGCACATCACTCAGCCCCTTTTCCAGAGCTTGAGCCAGGGCTTTCGCGTCGGGTGTGGTTACAACAAGCCGGTCATTTTGAAGGTAGCCGAACAAAATCTGGGGTGAGGCAAGCCTGTGGTTGGTAAGAAGTGGAGCAAGGTGTAAACTCACCACACTCGCCATTTCACGTTTTACCTCGGCTTCGTGTAGAGAGTTTGCACCCTCTGCGACCGACGTGCGTTCACCAGTGGCTATGTTAGTTTTGAAACGCCCATCTGCAATAAAAGTAAACCCGTCTTTATCAAGGTCATTCTTCGAGGGGCGATAACGGCGGTTACTTCTCGGATCGAACACTCCCTGTGGTTGCCAGTCGTAAGCCAAAGCTAGTTGTAAAACTTTCGGCCAGGTGACTTGTTGCAACCAAACGTAAGTTTTAAGTCGGTTTTTTAATTCGTAACTCATGCGCCTCTAACTGCTTTCCTACCTACAATTTTGTTTAACCGCTCGATTACCGCCGGTCCGGGACGGTTATCCAAACTGACCATGTTCCAATCTGCCACCCTCGCCGCCTGGCGGATAAACGTCTGGGCCTGCCCCTCATCCTCAAAAAAGTAGCCAAGCCTCAGCCCGGTCAAGTGGTGATGGATTGCCAGCTTGCCGACGGCTTCGAGCGGCTCTTCCCAAAACGCGACGCACCGGTAGCACAGCCCCGACCCCTGGCCGACGACGCAACCAGGTGGCACGAACCTGATACCTGCTGCGTTACCGAGTAGCGTGCCGGGAACGAACTTCACGCCCGGCTACCTACCGCTTCCGACCTTTCATGCTGGGCTTCTTTAGCCGCGCCGTCGCCGCCTTGATAACCGACAAATCTTCCTCCAACTCGTATCTGAGTTCTTGCCAGTTAGCCCTGGTGAGCGGCCCGCCAAACCGCGCCACCAGTTTTTGTTCGAGCAGGTTGGGTACACCGGCCCGCTCTTTCTTAGTCTGGAACGGGTGGGCGTCGTCGTACTGCTGTCGCAAAGCTTCGTTCACCCAGCGCACCAACTGCTCACACTCACCACACCGATAGCGATGACCGCTGGATTTAGTCGGATCGCGGTGGAACGCTTCAAGCGGCTTGGTATCCTGGCAAATCGGGCAATACTCAGTCGTTTTGTGAGTAGCTATCATCGTTACAGTAGTCCTTCCCAGGGTGGTTTCAAACCTTGCTCAGACCATTCCCGCCGACTCGACTCCGCCACATCAGGATCACTCTTGTGAAGCTCTCTCACAATTTCTAGTGCCATCGGGTCGGCCTGCAAACTCGCCCGAATCTCTTGCCAGGCTGCCGACGGCGATTGACCGGCCATAAGCCGACCAGCGAAACCTAGTTCACCCATATCATTTGTATGCTTTTTGTGTTGGCTAGTTTTCTTGCTCATGATAATCCCCTCTATCACTCACTGCATCGCTGCGGGTACTTTGAGAAAATTAACGGCCTTACGCTTCGTAACTTCTCCACGCCTGTCATAGCGGGCAGTAGTGGCAATATCGGCGTGTCCGGCCAGCTTCTGCACAGTCGCAATGTCTACGCCCTGATCGAGTAGCTCAGAGACGAAGGTGCGGCGCAGGTCATGCGGGCTGCAATGCTTGATACCGGCCTGTTCGACCCGTTTTTTGAGAAGGCGCATAACCACCTCGTCCGAGATGACCTTTTGCGATATGCCGCCAGTTTTATCCGACTGGTAGAAAAGCGGCCCGGCTTCACTACCCCTCACCTTGATCCACCCGGTCAGGGCTGGCAAAGCCCACTGGGGCAAGTAGCTAACCCGGTCTTTGTGACCCTTGCCAGCAAACACTTTGACTTCGCCGGTCTCTACGTCCACGTCGGCTAACTTTAAATTTGCCAGTTCCGACCGGCGTAATCCCGTGCCGTAGAGCATGATAATCACGGCACTATCCCTCACACCGACCGGGGTCGTATCTTTCTTGCAAAACTCAATGAGACTACTCACTTCGCTGACGGCCAGGGCGCGGCCTCTGGGCAAGGTTTCAGCCCTGATACCGGCCAGATCAACCGCCCGGCTAAAATCTTCTGAGGTAATCAGCCCCAACCGCCAGGCTTCCTTCAACACCCGGCGCATACCACATAAGATTGTGTTCGCCGAGCCAGGTGAATACTTGTCTTTGAGCAAGGTGCGAATGGCCGTCGTGTGCTGATAGCGCAAGTTTTGCCAGGGAAAGCTAAGACAATCAGCGTTTTCGTCTCCGGTGTAGAGCCGCACCAATTGATTGAGGCTTGACCGCATGGTGACACGCCCGTTCTTGGACAGGCTTGCCAAATAGACCGCCGCCGGATTCTGGTCAAGTGGTTGCTGCTGAGGTTGCTCGGACTGGATTTGAGTCGTTGTCACAGTACCGACGACGACTATTTGCTGAGGTTGCTCACTACTCAACTGGTTTTCTACTCTGATGTTTTCTTTGCCAGGCTTCCTTGTCTTTGACAAACTCCCAAACTAAATTAGTCCAGAAGAGGTCAGGAAACCCGGCATAATCCGCCATTTTCGATAAATCTAAGAATAAACCGTCGCCCATGCTCAAATTGGACAGCAGGAAGTCGTGAAACTCGTTTACGTCCATCTCGCCTACTGTTTTATCAAAAGCAGGGTAAAACGTTTCGAGAGTAACCGCGCCCTTGAATACTTCAATCAATCTCAAAACTAACTCCCCTCAGCCGCTCTCATAACCCCCTCGACCATCTGCCCGTAAGTCGTTCCCGGCACGGCCCAGCGTCCGTTGAGGTCGGTTAACACCCGACAGGGCGACCACTTATGCTGGGTAAAGGCAGCCTTAACCGCCGCATAACGCGGGTCTTTGAGGTCGGCGTGATTACGTGGCCCTTCGTTCGGCCAGAGGTAGCCCGACATATGGGCGTAGTGAGCCTCGATCCCGGCCCAGGGGTCTACGAACGTGTAACCCTTGCGCCAGGTGCCGTCCTCCGACTTGAAGACCCAGCCGGTAAGGTTTGGGTTAGCGTGTTGAGACTCGCCTGTAACGCCGATCCCGGCCATGTTGTTACGGGTCGGCCCGCACCACCAGCTTGTAAGGTAGCCAGTCTCGTGGAGCATTTGGGCAACCAAAACATCGGCCCGAATACCCCACTGGACTTCTTTCGAGTAGTAGATTTCAATTATTTGCCCTTTGGCCGTCGCGCCCGGCCCGCCGTTAAGGGCGAGGAGGCGACGAAAATTGGCCGCCGGGATAACGGAGTAGCCTGCAATCGGGGTTGTCATCTTATTTTCCTCTGTTTCGTTTTCCTCATCTGCCAGATGGCATAGCCGGTGTCGAGTAGCACTACACCAACTATCCAACCGCTAGAACTCAAAGCTACCCCCAGATTTTGTTTGAGTAGCACGCCCAGTACGAGCAGGAAGGCGTCCAGGGAGAGCAGTTGGACTACCACTACCTCACCTACACTTCCATTTTAAAGTCATGATATTCCCCCTCCAAACTCTCATAATCCGATTTAAGCTCTTCGATGTAGGCAAGCAGGGCCGGGATGTCCTGGTGAGCATGGGCTATAAACTCGGCGTCTTCATCCGATATTTCTAAACTCTGATCATCCGCTCCCCAATCATTACGCGCCTCTAAAACCGTAGCCGGCCTTTTCTTTGGTAATACTGACGACAACGCCGTAAGTTGTTCATCGAATGACCAATCACCGGGTGTCGTTCTCGAAAAACGTTCTTTAATAGCAGCTAATTGTTGCTCGTCCATTCCTTCCTTTTCCCTTTCTTGGCAATACCATCCAAAATATCAAGGATAGTTTTGACCTCCGTTCTTTTCCTCAGAACATTCAAGGTCTGTTCAATCTTAGCCCGCGCTACGGACGTGTCATACTCCCGACACGGCTGACCCAAACAACGTTTGCAACGCATTAAATTGTCGTGGCAGTAGCACTTGCAATATATTCTCAACTCTTGCTTACCCTCCACTCGCTACCCTTTCTTTGAAGGGCGATGACTGCCATCGCCCGCCCGGTGCAAACTGACAAAGACAAAACGAGCGGGCCGAGCCTGACCCTTGACGCTGGCCCTGATCGGGCAGTCCTGATCGCAGGTGAAGTGCGGATAGCCAGTTTTGGCGTCCAACCCGTCGTAAATCGTCAGGTGAGTTCGGTTTATACCACCCGGCTCGTTAGTCGGGACGTAATAACGCCGCCCGATAGTGAGCGTGGCCGGGTCTACGCTGTAAGGGTCAATCGTCTCAATGCCGTCGCTGGTTTCCACTCTCGTCACTCCTTCCCCTCGTAACTCAACTACCAATCACCATTTTTAGGAGGCTGAGGCCGACCTGATGGTCATGCCACTCACCATGCTCGAAATGGCTCAAAAGCAAAATATCAAACTGCCGTTCGGTTTCGAGGAAAGCTTCGTCGTCGAAACTGGTATGTATGGTGTGATAAGCCAGATTATAAGCGAGGTAAATCCGCTTACTATTTTGAAGCTGGGCCGTTTCTTCGGCTTGGGGTTTTTGGTGCGATAGCATCCTCTCAACCAACCCGCCCCGCTCGTTTTGCTTTCGACGCTGTTCAAACTTCTCTTGGTCACTTGTTTCCACTGCCTTGACCCCCTTCCCCAGACCACTTACCGCCACCGCGACCATCATCACTATGACGCGCACCACCAGTACGTCTGCGATCAGGCCGCACTGTCATGACCGTACCGGGTGAGCCGAAGGGGTGATCCGGGTCGCTATCGTCTGCGAGACCCAACACACGACGGGATTTCTCTACCTCGGCTTGCAATCCGGCATTGAGGAGGCAGACTTGGGCCAACGTTGTGTTGAGGTGCAGTAACTGGCCGCTCAGAGCCAGGGCTTCTTCGGCGTCTACTACCGCCAGGCCCGCCTCTTCCAACTGCTTCATTATGACCGGGCCAACCGCAACCAACCCGCGCTGGTACTGGATTATGAGCGGGGTGGTGTGCTGGGTAAGTTGTGACACAAAAGGTGGTGCCGGTTGCTGTTCTTGTTTTTTTTCACTCATAGTTAATTCCTAACCTCCCATGCTTTTCGAGCAGCTTCTTTAGCCCGCTCGAAAGCAAGTAAATCGGTCAATACTTCGTTAGAGTTAGTTCGCAGGAAAGTCGTGCCGTCCGACTCCTTCTCGACCCTCATACCGGCTCCGCCTGCTCGTGCTAGTTGGGGTAAATCGTCTTCAAGCTCGATCAAAATTGGCAAAACGTTATCGTCTGGGCGGCCTGGCGAAATGCCAAGCACCTTGTACCGCTCGAACTGCTCCAGGATGAGGTAATCTCTGGGTAGTCGGAAAATAACACAAAGCTTTCGTGAAATCGGCGGGGCGTACTCTACACTCAATCGCAAGTAGCTAGATTCGTCGAATCGTATTGCTTTAGCTGTTTCAAAGTTGTAACCGTAATCGAAAAAGGCTTGCGTTTGACCTCTGGCAACGGCTCTCTTTGCTAAAGCGTAAGTAGCCCTTCTAATCCCCACGAGACGACCTTTAGCCGACCCGCTTGCGTGTACCCACACCCTCGGCGTCGTAACGCCGCCTTGCATCTGCACGCCGGACTGGGCGATGCGGTAAGCTTCCCGGTCAGATTGGAAAGCTTCTAACATTTTGATACGAGAATCGTAGTTCGCATCCTTGCCGGGAACAAAATCTACCCCTTGCCATTTGAAGAAATCAAAATCGCTGTACTTTTCGCTCATGGATAAAGCCGTGCCTCCTTCCTAACCCTCACCAACTTGCCAACTTACGACAAGAACAAAGTCGGGCTGGCCGTCACCAGCCCATCACCTGCGACAGCAACCAGGCCGTTACGTCTGAGCGTCCCCAGATAAGTGCTAAACGTACCACCAGACGAGGTATACCCGGCCCGGTCGCCCAGAGCCACTCGGTTCAAACCGTCCGGGTAAACCCTGATCAGTTCATCCAGCATCCGAGCTTCCCCGGCCCTGAGCGAACCCCGCCACATGGCCTGCAACTCGTCCGTCGTCCTCGGCCCGGTCGGAACGGACTGGCCGAGGTAATCAAGACCGCTCTGTGTGATAACGAACTCGCCCACTCCCGGCCCTTCCGCGACCACAAAACCCACCCGTTTAAGCGTACCAAAGTAGGTTTGGAACGTGCCACCCGATGTTGTGAAACCCGATAGCGTCCCGATCTGCGCCCTGGTCATTTTGAGGGGATAGCGGCGAGCTAACACTTCGAGTATCTTCCTCTCACCGGCTTTGAGATGAAACGATGGTTGAATGCCGTCGTTACTGCTAACATCAGCACTATTTTGGAGTAACGCCGGTGCTGGTTTGGGCTGCCGGTGGGCGGCAGGAGCTTGGGCAGGGGCTGGGGTGGAAGCTGGCCGGGACGTGGGTGCTGGTGTGGGTGTGGCTACTGACAACCGGCGGGCCGCTTCGACCGACGCGCCGATACCACCGGCCAGGGCGACCAGGGCGTTACCGACCTCGGCAAGACGTTCGACCGCCTCGCTCAGGCTCTCTAATTGACCCGGTTCAAACACCGGCTTTGGCACTTCCACCTCAACCCGCTCAATCCTGACCTCTGGCGGGGCCGGGGTTGAGGTAGCCACCACTCGGCTCTGCAATTCTTTTTCGAGACTGGCAATCCGGCGGCGTAGCTCGCGAGGGTCGTCGGCCTTTTGCTTTTCGATAGTGGCGGCCAACCTCTCCCTAAGCTGGGCCAGGTCAACCTGGGCCAGCGTGCGGGGCGTGACCAGCGTCCCACCGACCTTCGGCGTGGCCGAGCTATCGAAAGTCTCACGCTTTCGGATTTGCACCTTGACGAAGATTTCGAGCCAGCCGGGAGACCAGACCCAGGCCGTCCCGATAGGCAGGGAGGCCAAAGAGTTCATAAAGTCTACGCGCTGGTTGTAGGCGTCGTGAGCCTCGATCCAGCTTTCCATCGCCTTGCGGTCTTGCGGGCTGACCGTTCTGAGGGCGATCAAAACCTCGATTTGGGTCAGTACGTCCTTATTGACGACCGAGGCTCTTTGGCTAATGAGAGTAACGCCGATACCACTCACCCGCCCACGCCGCACGAGGTCGTCCACCGCGCCGACCATGCGCTCCTGACCAGCGAAGACCCGCTGCGGCACGTAGGAGTCAGCTTCGTCTATTACGAGGTGGAGCGGTTGGCGGTGTGCAGCTTCCCCCTTGCGGTGGTAGAGCCTTTCGCAAAAGTCGGTGACGAACCGACGCTGGTCGCTCTTGGACAAATGACGCAGCGACAAAACGACGGACAAATCCCCCTCGACCACCAGATCGGCGATGAGACTACCGGCAGTGGCTTCGAGGGGCAGGTCGGCGTGGCTACCACCGAGTACGACTATGGGCAGGCCCTGGTGCTGGCCGTCGGCGGATGACCTCAATCCCCACCACACGTCAAGCGGGTCGAGGACTATAACCTGGATAGCCGCCTTGAGCATCTCTTCGACGAGGACGACGGCAGTGTGGGTTTTGCCGACCCCGCGTTTGGCGAGAATAGCGAAGGTCTGGGTAGCTGCTTCGAGGGGTATGTCGAGACCCTCGGCCAGGTGGAGGTGCGCCGCAGTCGGTTGGGGCGGGCTACTTTCGCTATCGTGTTCGGTTTTGTCACTGGTGGTAGTTAGTGCGGTCATCTGGCTTCTCTCTTCTTTCGCGTCAGCTATCTATAGTTCAAATGGGCCTCGTCGGAAGGGGAGCGTTGCGGACGGCTTCTTCTAACAGGCGCGGCCCACCAGCAGTCTTGTCGAGAGCTTCTTTAGCCGGGAACATCACCGAGGGGGCTTCGATACGCTGACCGACGACATAGAGGTGGGCCAGGGCGTCCTGAGCGGTAGCTAGTTCCTGGTGGGCTTCCTGGGCTAGTTGGAGGGCGTTGAGTACGGCCAGCGTCTCTAGCTCGAAACGGTTGAGCCGCTCGATAACGTACATGAGGGCGTCTCGTTCGTTCTTCACACCGTCGAAGGCGACACCGGCCACGACGCCACTATAGAGACCAGTCGCTCGGTCTAAGACAATCTGACTGGCCGGGCCGGACTGGACTACTTCAATTCTACTGCTATTGGGCGTTGGCATTGCTCTACACCATCTGGCCTTTCTTAACAAAGGTCGCGTAATCCCGCTTACTTCAGTTATGGGGATATAAGCGACACCTTCTCGCGTTAGCGAGATATAGGTTTAGCATTTGACATTATGTTCTGTTTGTAGTAAAATACCTACAAATGAAATATCAAACAATACGAATACACCAGCAAACCCTGGAGCAATTGCGGCTAATCTACGGGTTGACTGGCGAAAAGATGGTTGACACCCTTGATAGATTGGTAGCCGCAGAACTTGACCGAATAAAGAAGAATGAAAACTCACAGAGCATACAAATTCCGAATGTACCCAACCAAGGGCCAGGAAAGGGGTCTTAAATATACTCTTGATTTGTGTCGGGAGTTGTACAATGCGGCTCTGCAAGAACGTCGGGACGCTTACCGGATGGTCAGTAAATCCATAGGCTACTATGACCAACAAAACCAGCTTCCCGCCATTAAAGAGGTCAGGCCAGACCTTGAGGCAGTACACAGCCAGGTCTTGCAAGACGTGTTGAAGCGAGTAGACAAAGCCTTCAAAGGCTTCTTTAGTCGGGTGAATCGTGGGGTTAAGGCTGGTTTCCCTCGGTTTCAAGGGCGTAACCGTTATGATAGCTTCACTTTCCCCCAGGGCGGTTGGAGCTTGAAGAACGATAGACTGACCCTTTCCAAGCTTGGTACGTTCAAAATGAAGTTGCACCGGGAGGTTTTGGGTAAAGTTAAGACCGCCACTATCAAGCGGGAAGGGCTGGGCTGGTACGTCGTCTTCTCGGTAGAGTACGAATTTGAACCTCCCCTTCAACACGACGGCCCGGCTATCGGGATCGATGTCGGCCTTGAACATCTGGCTAATCTCTCGAATGGTGAGCAAGTGGACAACCCCCGTTTCTTTCGTAAGTCCGAGAAGCATCTGGCAAAAGTGCAAAGGAAGCTTGCCCGTCTCAGAACCAAACCCAGGACTGACCCCACCAAAATCAAGGCCAAACGAAGCGTTACCCGTGCCTTTAGAAAAGTGCGTAACCAACGTCTCGATTTTGCTCATAAACTTTCTCACTCCCTGGTTACTCAGTACAGCCTCATAGCGGTAGAAGACTTAAACATCAAAGGGCTGGCGGCTTCCATGCTTGCCAAGTCGGTGAATGATGCGGGATGGTCAACCTTCATAACCATGCTAGAGTACAAGGCTGCGAGTGCCGGTAGTCTAGTGGTGAAAGTTGACCCTCGGCAGACCTCACAGACCTGCCCTAATTGCGGCACGATAGCTAAGAAAGACCTTAGCGTGCGGTGGCACTCTTGCCCGTGTGGGGCACAGATGCACCGTGACACGGCTGCCGCCCTGGTAATACTCAGTCTAGGTCTAGCGACTGTCCGTAATCAATCGGTAGATGCCCTGGCGTTTACGCCTGGGGAGTAGTCACAAACTTCAAAAACCTTCGTCGGACGCGGCTTCGAGGACAAAGTTTCAATTTCAGAATTGTAATAAGCCACCATGTGCGTGCCGGGCGTCGCTCCGAAACTCTGGAGGGCCTGGGTCGGGCCGATGTTCATGTAAAAACAGGCTGTTTGAGCCTCAACTAGATTTTCGTACTCGGCTACGGACTTGACCGGCCAGGCTCGGTGTTGCCAGTCGAGGTACATCTGCCAGATTTCCCACATTACTCGACCACTTTCTTTTTCCCGCTCCGCTGGGCCACGCTCGTCATAAATTCGTCAAGGGCGGCGACATCCTCTGGACGGAGCCGGGCCGGTCCCCGATAGTGATAGTGCCACAAAAATCGGCGTTTACCATTGCAACGTAAACATTCAGACTGGTCGTTTTGGTGGACAGGTATTCCTAGCGGTGGGCAATCCGTACAGGCAACCTCTATAGTTCGGTAAGGCATTCTTCGTCACTTCCTCTCACTCGTATTGCAGTTTGTTATGACCGTACTGCCAGGTTTGATGTTGACCCGGCTCGGCAGTACGATCACCACCGACGGACGAATAGAACAGGGCCGGTAAATGCCGCTCTCTAACACGCTCGTATCGCCACAAATGCGAATACGTGCGTTGGGGTTAACCACCGTCTTGCCACCGCCAAAGTCGGTATGTGGCTGACCGGCTGGGCAACCACTGGCGGCAGCGGTAGGGACGAGGGCGACTGAGGCGGAAAAGAAGAGCGAGATGATTAGTTCAAACATTCATTTTACCCTGCCTTCGTAAAAACTAACACATCTTCCATTTCTATCACCGGCTGACCATTCTCGCGCCGTCGGCGTTGCCACAGGCTCAACTGGCCCAGCTTGCGAATGTGGCGTTCGTAGAGCATGAAACCTAATTCCTGACAGAGTGCGACCGTCTGATCGGCGGTCGGGATGTGCTGGCCGTTGTCAATGTGGTCTTTCGTCACCAGCACCATGTAACCGCCGGGCCGAAGGGCAACCAGAGCGTTGGAATAAATTTCGCGCATTGCTTGCCAGTAGCGGCGACCACGCCAGTGACCGATCTGGTCGGCAGATGTGCCATAGCAAAAAACGAAGCTGCCCTCCGCACCGGGCGAGACCTGCCGGGCGAGTTGCAACCAACGCTGGGAATATTTGGCCTTTTCCAGCGTCCGTAACTTCTTGTCGAGTATCATCCGCCGGGCCTGTGGATTAGGGCTAAAGGCACAACCGTAGGGCGGGCTAAACACGATGTGGTCGGCCAAAACGTTCCAGGGTAGTCGGGCGTCATGCTGGCCGACCTCGATTGTACCGAGCGGTAGCCATGTCCCGGCTTGTCGGATGATGTGGGCGGCGTTGTCGTGGGCCAGGGCAAGCCACTCGGCTTCAACGTCCCGAACTATCACGTTGCGCTCCATCACGGCGGCCAGCATGGTTGAGCCAATTCCACCCATCGGATCGAGTATCGTTTGACCGGGCCGGGTGTAACGCTCGACAATCCAACGCAGTAGACCGAGGTGGAGTTTTGCCGGGTGGGAGAAACTGCGTTCGACGAAATAACGTTTACGGAGCGCGATGTCGATCTCAAATTCTAAAATCTGCTTTGGCTGAACTTGCGGTAATTCCATCATCGAAATAACCTCACTATCTCGCGGCCAAAGACCTCGGCTAACTTACAGGGTACGCCGTCCCCGATCACGGCGCAGTCCAAACTATTGTTACCCGTGAATTGGTACTCGTCCGGCATGGACTGAAACCGGGCCAATGCCCTGACCGACATTCGGACGATCCGGCCTTGATCCAACCAGGCGCGGGGCGTACTCGCTTCACGTCTCAGGTGACTGGCGGTTATTGTAAAGGCTGACTCTTCTTTTTCCCGCACTGTTAAAGTGCCATCGGTACGGTGGGTACAGTCAACGAGCAAAGCGCGTGGCATATGCGAGGGCCGGTCGATCCTGGTGAGGGTATGACACGGAGACCGATCTTCTCGGTAGCCGCGCCCCCACCTTTGGTCGGTGTTACGCCCGTCAACGAGGAAAGCCCTGGGCAAATTCGCGGGCCTGCCAATAGCTACTACAGTCTGAGCAGGCTTATGGGCCGGGCGCGGCACTGCGCTAAACTCTTTGTTATTGTTCTTGCAATCCACCAAAAGTGCGAGGGTTTTTAACTCTTGTGGTAGTCGGTCTAACTGCCAGTCGGCAAATCTATCGTCTTCGAGAGCCGGTATGAGGTCGGCCACCGCTTCGTACCAACCGACCCAGGGCTGGCGCACCTTCGTCCCAAAAAGGTTCGTTTCTTCGAGATAGAAACCGTTGTGATGGGTCGGCTCAGGCCACTCGAATAGCGGCATATCCGAGCGGGTTGCCACCAGTATGAGACGACGGCGGGTTTGAGGTACACCGTAATCGGCGGCGCAAACAACGTGGTGCGCCACCCGGTAGCCAAGCTGTGTAAGTGCCGACTTTACCAAAAGAAAAGAACGGGTTTTCTCATACTGTCGAACGTTCTCGAACGTAAAAACCTTCGGGCGAAGGGCTTTAATGTTGCGAACGACCGCCCTGGCCGCCGACAAATCCTCTTGTGTTTCAATCCCGCTCGTGTTGGCAATCGAAACATTCTTACACGACGTGCTGGCGTGATAAACGGCCACCTCACCCGGCGTCTGACCTGGCAGTACGTCTTCGACTTTAGCGCATACAATGTGGTCGCCCAGATTAGCCCGGTACACTTCACATTTTGCTGCGTCCATTTCAACCGCAAATACTGGCGTCATGCCAGCAGAACGGTAGCCAACGTCTAATAGCCCGCCACTGGCAAAGTCTGTTCTAAGTGTTATTACTTCCCTTTCCACATAGGTCGTCATAACTACACCACTTTCGCTTCCGAGGATAAAACGACACCCGCCAGAGATAATTTATCCGCCGGGACGCTCACTTCGACGAAATTGTTACCAGCCAGGGGTTCCAAGTACGAGATAGTAATCCGGCCCTTCTCGCTCACCCGAACGACGGTAGCGGGCAAGTCGGCTTTGTTAACCGTGCCGTGCCAGATCACCGGCTGGCCGGGCTGGAAGTTTAGCTCTGATGCTGATTGAAGCCGCGCAGATTCACTTTGGGTTGTCATTATTGCGTTACTCCTTTCGGGTAAATGTGTTATTATTTACCCGTAAATTATTTTCAATTTCTTACCTATCTCGTCCTTTAAGCCCGGTCGAATCCCCACTCGACCGGGCTTTTAACTTGCTCAAGCTGCCACCCGATCTTTGCGACCTGGACAAGTCTCACGGCACATCCCACACGGCCCGGCCACGAAGTATTCCTCCAACTCTTCGTCCATCGGGTCAAGGGCTTCAGCATTGGCCGTGTAAGTCAGGTAATCGGCTGATTGCTGAGTAGCCGCAAGGGACGCTTCAGAGCGTTCGTGAAGGGTCGGCTCACCCCAAAGGGTTTCGGTGTCGCCGGTTTTTTCGTCCGTCTCGATTTCTGAGACGGCAGTGTACAAAATACAGTAAGCCATGTGTTACCCCTTCCCAAAATCAATTTGTTCAGCTACCGGCCAGCCCGATACTTTTCCAGGTCGATCAGCTTGCTTTCCCCACCGGCGTCAGGCTCCTGGGTAATCGAACCCAGTTGCGACGGGGTAACTTCCACCGCCCACGTCTCGCCACCCTCACGCTGCTGGGCGGCTAAGTGTCGTTCGAGGATGTAAACGTAACTGGACTGAGCGGCTTTTGCCCCCTCAATCTCTTTACAGTGGTCGTAAAGGGCCAGAGCCAGGCCGATTAAATCAGACCGAGCCGCCCTTTCGAGCAGTAGCCCGAAGCTCTGCCGGTTGAGGGCCAGAGCTTCCTCGTAACGAGGCGGTGGTGGCAACGCGGCTGGGCCAGTCGTTGGCTCGGCAAAGTCCGCTTCCACTGGCGGCACAGCCGCGCCTCTGGCCCGCTCCCAGGGCGCACGGCCCAGGCCGATCCCGTCGAAATACTTACTCATTGTTAAACTCCAAACTCGATACTATAGCCAGGGCCGAGGCGTTGCCTGACCGCCAGCTTGATCGTGCTTTTATCGCTAGTTTCTAACCCCCGCAGGGCAACCTCGTCGGCCAGCACCACCCGGACGAGGCCACCCGACTCGACCACCAACCGGCTGCCGCCCAAATGCTCTAACGCGCTCGGTGCTAACCGATACCGCCCCGCCAGGTCTTCCACTACCCGCTCCCATTCCCGGCCAGCTTCGTCGGTCGAAAGCTGGACCGGCGGTAACTCGACCCCCATGCCGTTACTGGCGTCGGTAGATTGATCGGCTTGTACTAGCGACGCAACCTCTTCAACGCCGTCATTAACATGATCAGTTGCGCCCTGGTCAGCCTGGGGGATATGACTATCGCTTTGGTTGGTGTGGGCCTGAGCCAGCGGGAAAAACTTGGGGGCGGCTGGTCGGGTCTGCCCTTCCTGATACCGCTTACGCCTGTTCTGGCCCTGGCGTTTGGCCGCTTCCAACCGAGCTTTAGGATCGTATGCTGGTCGCATATTTTCAGGTTTGAACTTACCTTCCCGCAGTTCCTTTATGAAAAATCCAGTCAGATTGTCGTATTTATCCCACTGGGGTAGCGAGCGGCGGCGAATAAACTCCCCTACCCCGATCTTTACTTCGTCAAAAGTGCAACCTTCGAGGGTCAAATCAAGGGCAGTATCAATCTCGATAGGCTGGGTGTTCGGCACGTAAAGATGGAAATTGGCAAGAATCCCGTATATTTCATTCAGGCCGGTATCGCTCTTAACCAATTCAAGCTTTTCACTACGGGTAAGAGGGTGATTTGTTGTTGTTGTTACCCTTGCCGGTTGGGTAGCCTCTTCCCCCATCCTCTTAACCGATGTGCGACTCAAGGGGCGGCAGGCCCTCTTTCTTTTTTCTTTTTTTAAATCTTTTAAAATACGGTGTCTTGAGTCATACCTCGGTCGCACCTGGATTTCCTCTCCAAGCTCAGTTTTAGCGTCTGAGGTATGACTCTGGTGTGATTCATATCCCTCAGAGGTATGACTCGGTTTGTTTGAGTCATACCTCGGTCGTACCATAGGTATGACTCGGTTCAATTCCTCCTTTTTTGGCGGGTTTACGAGGTGCGACTCGAATGGGTTGAATGGGGGAAGAGCCTGGCCCAGGTCTGACTCGAAAACATGGGTAAGGGTCAGGCCGGTAAGTCGGTAGAAATGGTTTTTGTTAGGCCCGTTTTTCTCGAATGTGTGGGCGGTAAGGTAGTCGCCGCCCTCGTTTGGAAGCAGATAGCCAGCCCGACTTTTTAGCCGGTCGAATTCGCTAGAAGTGATTGCACCCGGCATGGCCGTGCCGTCTTTTATTTCGGCGTCCGTAGCGACTGTCACGACCTGGATCAAGCCTAAATGTTGGAGTATGTAGAAAATACTCTTTTGGCGGTTTTCTTCGGTTTTCGGATTGACCCTGAATCTATCCGCCCGCATTTTGAGTTCTTCGCGCATTCGGTTCGCACCGAGCGTCATCCATTTGCCGTCTGCCACTTCCTGATAAAGCTTGCTGAGGCACCAGGCAATGAGTAGACCCAACCCGATAGCACAGTCGTCCTTTACAACCTGTGGCAAATCGTTCCTACCACTCGTCGCCTCTTCAACTGCTCGGTCGGCCACCATCCGATACGGGCTATGCTTGTAGTCAAAGCCGGTAGCCGCTACTTTTCTTTTAGCCCTTTTATTTTTTCCTAGTGGCGCAGGGCTTCCCCCACCGGGTAAAATGTCTTGTACAGGCTCTTGTGAGCCATTCTTACGATTGTCCTCTTGATGATAGTTTTCATCCACCCGTTGCAACTCGACCTGCTGTTGAGGGCCAGTCGAGTTGCTAGGAGAGGATGACCGCTTCTGTCGGGAAGAGGGTTTGTCGTCGGTAGGTTTTTCTTTGTTAGTATGAGGTTGCCCACTCTGGGCGGCCTCTTTTTTATTTGCCAGAATATTCTCTATAATGCCGGGCAGGTCTTTTCCGACCTGGGCAAAGACCTCGCCCCATCCGATCAGGGATTGAGGGCTTGTCCAGTGCATCGGCCAGCGTTCGGCGGGCGTGCCACGGAGTATAGCTTCAAAGCTACGGGCGGCGGTTTCAGCCTGTTGGGGGGTGGTAGTGGTTAGGTTTAGGGCTGCGCTCATAACGTGTCGGCCTTTTCGGTTAAGGTTGGTGGCTGACTACTTTGTGGGGTGGGGCAGTTCAAGACGCACATAAGACTACCGCACGGCCACGCCCTGATCTGACCATCGAAATAAGCGTCACGATGGCCGGGTTGTGCCACCTCGTCCGGTTGGCAAGAGGCAATTTTATGCCAACCCTTTTCAATTGTTTGAAGATTTTGTGTGGTGGTTGCACCAAAATGCGTTGCCTGTTCTTGATCGAGTTCCACCTTGATTACGCAGATCATACCCGTCCCTCGGTTTCTTCAAGGTTTAGCTGGTCTAGCACTGCCAGTGGCACATCGAACAAATTGAGCATCCCTCGGCACGGCACAAACGGTAGGGGCCGGGCATCCTTGACCACGAACCCATAAGGCCCAAAGAACCAGGGGTCTTCGCTTTCGGTTACGCAGTCCGTGATCGTGAAGATACCGACAATCCCGCCCCGCTCATAATTGTGAGCAAAGTCGGGCATAGCGTCCGGGAAGGGTAGGCCATTCGGCTTTGAGAAAAGACCGAACGAGCCGCCGATCTGAAAGTTTTCTTTGTCCCAACCCTTCGAGGCGTGTACTAAGACCGGGCCTCGGTAGTTCGTCCGCCACTTCCTATTTTCGATTCGCTTTGGCCCTGCGGTCATGAGCCAGGCCCAGGGCTGTTGAAGTGAGAGTGCTTTCATCTGGCTAACTCGTTTCCTTCGTTTTCGTCGCTGTCGTCGAACTCATTTTTATGGCAAGAACAGTCACACTCGCCCCAGTCTTCCTCGTCCTCGATCATCGCCACTTCCAGGTCATCTATAACACCGAAGGTGCGCCCTTCCATGTAACAGTCAAACTCCCCGCCCGGCCAGGGGAACTGACAACTACACTTCGTTCTGACCATGCTCCCCGGCTTTTCTTTCTTGCATTACTTGCCTTTGCTCGTCGGCGGCTGGCCCAACCCTTTTCCTGATATTGCCCTTATCTCGGTCGTCGTCGGTCTTCGTACCGAGTTCGGCCTTGCCCAGCACCCGGTTATCCCGGCGACGCACGTAATAATCCGTTGCCAGCCGCTCCGTGTCGTCTTCGTCGTACTGGCCGTAGGCGGCCTGGTAAGCCTTTTGATACTCGCTATTCGCTAGGGCGAAAGTTACCCAGTCGTTAGCCCCGGACGGTGGCAGGGATGGGTTGAAGTCCGACCAGGCCAGGTTGCGGACGGTTTTGAGACGGGCCAGCGTTGTTTCGACGTTGGTATTTTGTTGTAATTCTTCGCTAATCATGACTGACCCTCTTGTATAGAAGCCGACAGGGAGGACTTCACCATCGGCTTACAGAAAGGAGATAGCTGGACAATAATTCTATGGTGTCGGCTGCGGCCCGCTCAATCCTTTGGTGACGGCACTGAACACCGAGCCGATCTGTGGCCCCAACAGAATCAGAATTGCGATGACCACGACGGCCACCAGGAAGAGGATTAATGCGTACTCAACGAGTCCTTGACCCTCTTCTAGCTTTTTAATTTGGTTCGTCAGACGTTTGAACAAATCGTTAAGCTTAATCATTACTACCACCTCATTCGATTGATTTATGGAAGGCCGGATTACCCGGCCTTGTTTGGTTTGCGGAAAGTATAGATAAATAGGTAGCCAGACGGTTGGTTTGCCACCGTCAGTTTTTCCTCCCTGACCCGTTGCCAGGAAGTTCCCACGCCCGACGCCCAGTAATAAATCACGACGTGTGATCATCCCGTCGGACGCGAGAACCCTCTGGCAATTAGTGTGCTGAGGTAAACTTCTGCTGCCCCAGCCGTATCAAACTCCGTTATGACAGGCATATCCGGTGCGAACTTAATCCTCAACGTTATAAGCCAACCGACGATTTCCACCATATTTTGGGTGGCCTCCACATTACCGTCCCCTAGCGTTTTGTAAGCTCCAGCCAGTAGCAGGGAGGCGTATTCGTCAACACTTTGGGCAATAAGCCTTTGCTCCGCTCCCGAAACCGTCACTGTGAATTTTTTGATGGTTTCCTCTTGTGTTGTTTCCGGTTTGACTGCCACAGAACTACCTCGTTTGAACATGGATGAAAGAAAGGGCCGACCAAAGCAAGCATTATGAATTGGTCGGCTGGACTGGTTTTACGTTGGAACTGATTACTTGTGAGGAGTACATCCCCTCAAAAGATATAATAGCACAAAGTGTACGAAATGCACAATGGGTTAGTACACCTTGATTCGATTAATTATAAAATCAAAAAGCCCTGAGCGATTAGTTGACCGCTCAGAGCTTTTTGATTTACTTTATTGTGTCAGGATAGGAACTAGCTAGAGACCCATTACGGCTTGAGACTCACTAACTAAATTCTCGCGTTGAGCCTGCTTGAATGTCCCCCAGGGCGGGGGCATCTTAACCTCACAGCGGTGGGGTGCCAACAGTTCCTCAATGGTCAAGATTTGTATTCTGGGGTAGTTCTTGTTAAAGCCTGGTGAACGATAAAAACCTGCACTGGCGGCCTCAATTAGCATGGGTTGGGTCGGAGGTTCAAGTGTGATGAACACTCCCATTGCAGCTTTCTCCCGCTCAACAGCCCCACATAAATCCCGAATATCCCCTGATTTAACGTGGCCGCTCTTAATTTGGACTAAAATCCTTTTAAGCTTACCGTTGGCCTCGTCCAGGAAAGTTATCACGCCGTCAACCCCTTTGTCTGCGCCCTTTTTGCCCTGCTTAGAACCTTCTTGCCCACCGAGCGGCATAGCTTTGATAAGGGATGCAGCCCACCACTGGAATTGATAGCGGTCGGTTTGGGCTAGATGTTTGGCTGCGGCTAAGTCTTCTGGCTCTCCGACCACCTTCATTTTAACACCGGGAAAGGCTGCTTCAAGGCGGTATTTGTTGAGCGCGATAGCAAGGTGGGTGATGTCTATCCCGATCCAGGTACGGCCTAGTTTCTGGGCGGCAGCGATGGAAGTACCGCACCCGCAGAAGGGATCAAGGATTACCCCATCAACAGGGCAAGAAGCCTCAATTATACGTTCTAACAAAGCTAATGGTTTTTGGGTAGGGTAGCCTAGTTTTTCTGCGTGCGCTCCCGATAATGAAGCTATGTCGTTCCAAAGGTCTTGAACTGGAATGCCCTTAGACTCATCAAGGTATAATTTCTGACGGACATAACCTGTTTTAGAGTAGTATAGACGACCTTCTTTATCTAATCTTTCCATAGTTTCACGATTATAACGCCATGCTCTTGTGTGACCGTTCCACTCAAAAACTGGATTCCCTTTAGCTTTTCCACCAGGGCCAGTAAGCGGAGTGGTTGTATACTTTTTGTCGGTTTCAGGGTCTAAACGATTGTACGTTTCTTTAACGTAGTTAGGGTCTAAAGGAGTAAAAACCTGTTTCCAAAATGGATTACCAGTTTTGGAATAAAAAAGCAGAATATCATGTACCCGTCCGTAATGTTTTGAGCCTTGCCCCGCATCGTTATGCGCCCCATAACGTTTCCAAATAAGCTGATTCCTAAAATGTTGTGGGCCAAAGATGCTATCGAGAAGAATCTTTAGGTAGTGGCAAGCGGTCGGATCGCAGTGCAGGTAAAGACTACCGGTGGGTTTTAGCACTCGGTGTAATTCAACTAACCGAACGGTCATCATCACCAGGTAAGCCATCATCTGATTAGTGCCGAGCATCTGACGCAAGGCAGCAATCACTGTGGCGACCCGCTCCGGCGCACGACCACCCGTGACTAATTCTGTATAAATTTCTTCTGAGGTGTGACCCCAATGCCAGGTATCGGTGAAAGCCACGATTTGAGCGTCAGAGTCTTTGCCGCTCTCATCCTTGAATAGCACGTTATAATTACGGTTGCTGGCGAAAGGCGGGTCTAAATATATTAAATCCACGCTTTCATCTTTGATATAGTCCCGAAGAATGCCTAAATTATCCCCATAGTAAAGTGTGTTCAACGGCGTTACTCCTAGTTAGATGCGTGCTTAGACGAAACAATAAAACTTGAGCGATAGGAAGTATACGCCAACTACCCATTTAAATTTTAGTAAACCCCTTTGGTTTACTCTTACTTAACGTCCTCGATCTCGATCACGCCCATAACTGTGTTGTTTACATCGCCTGTGATCTTGCCATAGTAGACTGACTTGCCAGAGCGAGGTTGAAAATCCTTGTTAGAGAAGACAATAGCGGCTATATATTCAGGCCCGTTGTTAGTAAGAGAGCCAGAGCCTAACCCTTTAGTAACTGCGCTGAAAATGCTTTTAATTGGCACACCTATAGCCAGGCCGCCTTTGTAGGGGATATTTTTGTACTGCGTTGAAGCCAGATTATCGAACTTGAAAGCTACTCTGTCCCCAGCAAAGCTCGTGCCTGAGTGGGCGTTGATAGCCTCGTCAAGGGTTTCGTACTGCTCGTAGTAGTACGTTTCACTCGCTGTTTTTTGATGGAAAATAGTTAGGACCAGTATCCCAACGAGAATGACTAATAAAACCGCACAACATCCTGCAATCAGGCCGAGGCGATTTTTGCCCAATTTGGATTTCAATGTCGTTTGTGAATCCGAACCACCCACACCACGAATGGCACCCGATGCCACTTGTGGGCGTGTGGCGTAGTTGTTGTCAGGAGTTGAAAAGGTTGGAGGTGGTGGGCTAACGGGTAATAGTTGTGGCAAAGGGGTTTGCCTCGTCCGTTCCTGATTTAGCCACCCTTTAGCTTGAGCCAGAGCCGGATTGCCTGGTTCGATAGCCGAGGCCCGGTCGATCAGGTCGCCAGCGTGGTTAAGATCGTCTGAGGTGAAGGCTGTCCATAGTAGGAGGTTAACATCGGTAGGGTTGGCACTGAGCAGGGTTTTAAGTTGGTTATTAGCCGTCCTTTTATCGCCGGTGTTGGCGGTAGTGACGGCCTGGTTAAAGGTTAGTGAGTCAGTAGTATTCATGTGTGGTTATGCTCCAACGATTGCTAAAATGTATTTATAAAAATTTGCGAACTAACTTGTGTGCGAGTCGGATAGCTTCTTGCGTTTTATCAATTAGGTCATCCACCTCGTCATCGTAATCGGCCTGGTTTCTAAGATCGCGTAACCGGCGTAAGTCGTAGCCAATATTTTTGCGATCAGGTTGAGGACTTCCCATAAAGAAGTCTATAACAAATTGATGAACATTGTGCCTCGGTATAGTCTTGCCTGCCGCCGCAACATAAGTTTTGGCAAAATGAAATGCCGAGTAGTAAGCTGCATGGTTAGCCGCCCTTAGTCGGGCCTCTTGAAGCGGTGGTAGAGGCTCCTGGTCCTCGCTCCCAAATATCTCGTTGGTTAAAGCCGGAATTATACGCAGGTAGTAAATCCAATCGAACCCCATTACCTGCCGTGTTCCAAAGTGATATTTAGTAATAGGCGATCAGGGCCGTTATAGAACACCCACCAGCTATCCTGAAACTCCTGTAAAAGTAAGAACGCTTTGTTTAGAGACCGCCCGTTCCTTGCAATGCTCACGTTTAGATAGGTTTCATTTGTCTCTGGGTCGTCTCGTACCTCAAGGTAAGCAGTTAAGTCAGGAAAGTAAGTAAGTAACTTAGTGCCAACGAGCGATAGCAAGTCAATAAGACCGGGATGCTCTTCCAAAAACTCGTCTACTCTGGGCTTTTTGCCCTGGTCTTTTGTGTAAAATAATCTTCGTAACTCTAGGGCTTCACCATCCATGCCTTGCACCTGTCTGAAATCTCTAACAACTCCCCGCGTCACAGGTGTCATTATATCAGGCATGGTGTAAGACCTACTTTCTAACCACATAATTTAATAGGAGAGCGGGAGACGCGACTCGAACCCGCGCCAACCTGCTTGGGATTTACGACGCCTTACGTTTGCGTGGTGGGTATTTACCCAACCCCGGCATCGGGCCGGTTTGCTGACCATCGGTACGAAGTTGATTACTAAGGGCGACCACTGCCGCCACATGGCCCTCGTCAACTTGTACTTGTTTGCCACGCCCAAATCCTTTCTCGTAAACTCTTACGAGTGGGTTTTTATCCGCTAGTAGTTGCCGTTCCCAGCGAATTATAGAGACTGGTGCAATCCCATATTTTTCGGCTGCGTCCGATCTGCCGATCTTTCGACCTTGCAAGTCACATAACCGCTCGCCGTGCGCCGTGATTACAGTGCTTTGGCGCAAAACTAAAATAGCCTGAGTTTTTTTATCCAGGCTCGTAGTAGCAGCGATTGCCATGTTTGCAAACGACAAACTCGTATTTACGTAGTCCATAACTACCCGCTTCACTTCCTCAATATTCGAGGCAGCGTCAAGTTTTGCGATTAGTTGGGCTGGCAGTATTAAGTTTGGATCGAGCTTTTCTTTAGGACTTTCGAGAGACTGAGAGGTGTTGTCACCGCTCACCTTCGCTAAATCAGCTTGCTGAGTGATCATAGGAAATGGCCTTTTGCTAGTAAGAAAACTACTAACTATGTGACCGAAGCGCGGGAGAATCCAGCTAGAACTCTTTATCCCAAAGCAAGCGCACTACCGGGCTGTGCTACGCTCCGAATTTCCTAAAATCACCTCACCGCCGAAACTGGCTGGGGAGATTGGTTAGGGTAAGCAGTTGGGTGCTTACCTGACTGAGTGCTATTATACCATGAGTGTAGCACATTGCAAAATCCAAACCTTATATCTGGTTAGCCGCTAACCGCAAAATTTGAAACTACCTCCTATCTCATTTTCCACTTTTGAATACTTTAACCCTGACTGACTGACTTAGGCTTAAAGAGAATAAAATACTCCGATTTTCCCGTAACCTTACCCGTTCGTTCCCTACTTGCTTGCTTAAAATATTATATCATAGAGCTACCGGCCTACTCCATTCAATTTTAATGATTTTAATAGGCCGGTATCTTCACTTTGTTGGTACTATCTATCTATCTACTTACGATTTAGCGGGCTGTTACGCCGGGCCGAGCGCATGATAGTAGTTGTCTCGTAGTGGGCGTAGACTTCCAGCATCCGCCGGTCGCGCCAGCCCGCTATTTTGAGTAACGGTTCTATTTCCTCGCCGCCAGTGTGGTTGACCCAGCCGGAAACAAAAGAGTGGCGGAATTTGTGTGGGTTAGCGTGTAGAGGTGGTTTGTCGCCTCTCATGCTGTTACCATCCTCCCCGCTAGTGGTTTGTATGGTGGCGGCATAACCGACCAGCCGCTCACACATTCGCCTCAGCCCCGACACGCTAAGTGGCTCACTAAGGCTTCGGCTCGATACGAATAGCCAGGTCGGATCATTCCCGCGCTTTTTGAAGCCTCGACCATGCGGTTTTAGGAGTTCTGCTCGATACTCCTCTATGGCCGCCCAGGTCGTATCGTGAAGTGGTAAGTTACGAGGCCCGCCCCGTTTTGCCCCTTGCACGAGTAAAACCCGTCCGACTAGCCCGTCCACCTCTTCCGAGCGCACATCTGTAAATCTGGCCCGACAAAGTTCGCTGGCCCGTAGACCCGTGTCAAACAGAGTGTAAAGTATCGCCCTGGCCCTGAGTCTTAACAAGAGGGTACTTTCACCCTCAGACGCCTTGACAAGGGACGAGAATTCGTCCGGCAGGAAAGTCGTCTTGGCTGCGAGTGGGTCGTGCCGGACGAACTCTATTACCGGCGGATGAGCAATTAACCGCCGTCGGGCTGCCCAGTTCAAGCAGGCCCGCAAGTCGCGCAGGTAAGAGTTGACGGTGTGCAGGCTTATATCACGCCGAACGAGATAAAGGCGGTAATCGTCAAGCACCGCTTCGTCCAAAAGTTCGGCCAGGAAGTCCGATCCGGTGAAAGTCTCGAAATGGGTAAGTGAGTAGCGGTAGCGGGCAAGGGTGGCCGGTGCCTTACCCACCGACTCGTTGTAAGACTGATAACGCTCGATTAGCCCTCCTATGCTCAGGGCAACCGTGTTTTTTGGTTTCTTCCCCAATCTCTTTGTCGTTTCCATCGTAAAAAATCCATTCTTTTGCGTTTATGATTTCAGACAATAAAAAGCCAGACCGGGCGGGTACCAATCGCTCAGTCCGTAACCAAAGTGCTTGTCTAAATCGATTTGAAAATAAGCAGCCCCGTAGCCCAGCTATGTTGTATATAGCCGGGCTACAACTATGAACGGTATTATTTTAAATATTCACTTGTAAATCCAACCATTTCAACCTTAAACGAAGAATTGCCGGGAGCTAACCCACTCCCGGCAATTCACAGACCCGTTAACCCGATGACCCGTGTGACCCAACCCCGTGACCCGTGTGACCCGTGACCCACCCAATTAACCACTAAAGAAAAGGCTTCGAGCAGGGGTTAACCTGCCCGCGATGATTTCCATTGCTTGAAAATGTACTGCAAATCTACAAGGTCAAAGACGTTCCAGATCGGCACATTTGCTTCTGTCCACTCAGCTTTGTGCAGGGACGGGTAGACCGAACTTTTTAAGTATCCAGCAAACTGCACTTTTTCTAAGTCGCTAAGAGCGGTCAGAAAAGAAACTTTGTCGGCGAATAAAGTAGTAGCAGCGTTCGGCGTGGCAGTCGTCAGACCCGCCACCCCAGCCCCAGCCTCAACTTCCTCGCCGCTTGTAAAAGCTTTGAAGTCGGCGGGCGTGTAAGCAAACTCCGGGTTATCGAGGTCGGCCAGATTGACGAAGCGGGGTTTGCCATACAAACCCAAATTGTAATCAATTATCCGGGCCTGGTCGGACGGAGGCAAGCTCCACATCTGACGCTGGTCAGGGTCGCTAAAGCGGTTGCTCTGGCTCCGTCCCTTCAAGAGAGCCTGATGCACATCCGGCGGCAGGGCGGCAAAGGTGTTGCCGTCCTGGTCGTAGCCCCAGGTGTCACCACCCAGTTGGTCGGGGAAGAAGTCCGGGTGCTGATCGCGGATAAGGTTCATGACTGACTCGTGGAGCGGCAAGAACCGACGTGGGTTCGACCCCAGAACCTTCCAGGCTTGCTGGGCGGCCAGGCGCGTCCCCTCGCCCGCGTCTAGTAGTATCTCGTCGGCAATCGCCCGCATTTGTTCCTCGACTTCACGCCGGTTTTCCTCTGAGGTGGAGGTACGCATTACCGACGCACAGCGCAGCAGGGTTAGTAAGTTCAACACGGTAAAGAGGATGGTGGCGATAAAGGTCATCTGGTTGGCCTGCGCCCCCTTCCACCCGCGCCCCAGATCGGTTGTGCCGGTGATCGCCATAAAGAGCATCAAAAAATCCAGGATAACTGAAACGATTAACACCAGAAGATGAAACCACCACCAGACCGAGCCGCTCATGAGGCGCACCTTCAATCGGTCGGTGCGTCGTATCCAGACCACCTGCGCGGCTTCACTTACTATTAGAGCCTGGACGAAGAACCCGGCAACGAGGGCGGCGGCAAAACCGATAGCTTGCCACGCAGTGTCGCCCGGTAGCCACGATAAAAGCGGTAGCCCTCTGATCGCCCGGACGCCGAGGAAGATTGCCACCAAAAATTGATAGCCAAGACTGAGCATTAGGACTAGGGAGAACTCTTGCCCCAGCTTGTGCGTGTACATCCACACCGCACGCCGGGCAAAGCCCATATCCGGGTCAGGCCCTTCGGTTTGCTGTTGATACTGCGGTACGTAGGTAATGACCTGGCCGACCTTTGAATCGGGGCCGGTAATAGCTGCTGGTTTGTGAGGGATATAGGTTTTTCTCATAATTACCGACCTCCTTCCCGGCGGCGTTGTTCTTCGGCCAGTTTTTTAATCTGGCTGATTGGTAGCCACTTCATGCCGTTCGGCGTGTTCACATACGCGCCGTTCTGGGTCTGCTGGGGTTGCTGTTGAGCCGGGCGAGGCGGTTGCTGTTGATGGGCCGATTGAGGGCTGGTCATCTTCCGGGCGTGCCGAGCCTTGTGCCAGGCCAGTTCAGGGAGCGGGGCGGTCAGGATGGAGGCTATATAAATGACCACGCTCCCCCACTCGATTTGACCCTGACGTAGCATTATCCACTCGAACCGAGCCGAATGATCCCAGAAGTCGGCATACCCAATGCAGTCGAATACGACGTTTACGGTAAACGCTCCGACAATAAGCAGTTTCTTGAATGTGCTTTTATTCTTGTCGAAGAGCATATTCTGACAAATACTCAAAATGCCCGTGAAAATAAGAGAGGCGATAAAAGCCTTGAGGCCGATGGTAATACCGTTCTTAAAGAAATCGGCACTACCCACCGTCCCTACCGCCTTGTCTACTTCGGGGAAAATGTGGGAAGTTACAGCTTGCGTAAGCAGTGCGTCCCAGACTAATACGACAAGCCCAACCAGGCGGTAGGTCATACGAGCCGTGAAGCTCATATACTCGCCATCCGAGTCGTTCGCCGAAAAATCCATGAGGCGGTTAACAGGATTTACGACTAGACCCGCCAGTTTCCCCGCGCCGCCCAGCACCAGGCCACCCCACTGACCCAGGTTGTCCAGGGTTTCACGGGGTGGGGCTGGGATACGAAAGCCGCGCCGGTCGCCTTGCATCTGGTTCAGCAGTTCTCGGTAGTCTGTTTGTAGCGCACCGCCTGAATGCACCGCCGCACCCGGTGCATCGCTCTCTTCGTCGCCGTATTCCTCCCCCTCTTCTTGCATCGGTGCAGGCCGGTGCTTCTGGGCGGCTGGCATTGGCGGTGCAACTTTGCGAGTTGCAGCGCTTTTGGATTGCCCTTGCACTGGCTGGGGTTGCACCGATGCACCGTCGTCGTCGTCGTACCCCTCTTCTTCCTCTTGCATCGGCGCATCGTCCTGCTCTTGATCGTTCACAACTCGTAAAGGTGTTCGCGCCTGTGTTTGCCGATTGTCGGCCTTATTGGTAGGATTAGCCACGTCAGTACCTCCTAGATAGGTGCTACGGGTAGTCTGCAACCGACCGCTAATCGGTTGCATCCTGGGGGTTGCGATGCAGCCCCACCCCTCTTAAACCTCTTAAAACAAACCTCAAAAACCTCAAAAACCTCAAAGCGATCTCAAAAACCTCAAAATTTGAACTCAAAATTTGAGATCACGTAACCGGGTCGGGTAAATCGGAATGGTAGTGACCCCTGCCGCCACATGACGACCCCCCACCCGGAGCTTCCTGCCCTGGCCCATGTCGAGTAGTCTTGGATCGTACTCCCGCCAGTTTTGTGGGTCGGAGTAAACACGTTTTGTAAAGTTCCACATAAAATCTTGATTGTTCTTCTTGGCGATGTAGTCTAAGACTTCTTCAAAACTAAGGTGAGTGTCGGCCAGTCCCGCCCCGGCCAGAGTTTTCATCCAAAGACGGTATCGCCCAGCGGGAATACCGGCCATTCGTCCGAGAGTGCCTTCGCCAGTGCGGTGTAGCTCGAACACCAGATACAAAAAGGTGTAGAACTGGCAAAGTTCGAGCTTACTCTTATCGGTCAGTTCATCGTCTTCTTCTTCGTCGGTTTCATTGTCAGTGACCGCGACCACCGCCTGTTGGCTGTTCGCGTACCGATTTAGTACGATCCGCCGGGCCTTCGTTTCGTAGTAGGCTACGCTTAGAGCTTCCAGGGCCGTCATCAGGCTCAACGAGAAGGCAATGAACGAGATGAATAGGAAGCCCCAGTTTCCCGAAAACCAACACCACAAAAGCCACAGCCAGGCTAATCCTGCCAGCATGAGCCAGAACTTAGCCCACTTGAAGGTATTCGACTTTGATAGAATGAAGTACCACATCAAGAATGTATCTAACATTGTCCCGCTCCTTAGCCTGCGATCAGGCGCGATGCACCACGTACCTGATCGCTTATTTCGCCCCAGATAAGTCCGGCCCCGTCCCGCCGCACCCAGCTTTTGAGTGTTAGTTCACCTACACCGGCGTTGTATGCCTCACGTAAAATCTGAACGCTTGGATCAGATTTGAACCGCTCTTTTAGAGCGCGGTGCATCGCTTTCACCTCATCGTTTGCATCGCCGTCGCTCGGTGCATCGCTCGTTTGCATCGGCGGGTTGAAACGCTTTTGCACCGATGCAATTTGCGGTTGACGCTGTTGGCTCTGGGAGATTTGCATCGCCTGTAACGCACCCTCGGCCTGACCAAGCTTCGTTTCGAGAACAGCTTTACCCCTACGTTCTGCCTCCAATTGCTCGAATAGCCGTTCGACCTCGGTGCGGGCTTCCACCCTTGCTTCACCGTGAGCCGTTTTCTCGTCGGCCAGGGCCTGCCGTGTTTCTTCAAGTTGTTGTTCGGCAATCGAGCGCAGTGGGTCAGGCTGTTCAAGCAGGGCTTGTTTGTGCTTGAGTTGTTCTTGTAATCGGACGCAATCCTGCTTGTACGCTTCGATTTGGGAATTGGCGCGTGCCAACCCCTGCTCGTACATTTCGCGCCACCGACCTTCGACCGCCTCGACCGCTGTTCTTACCTGATCGGCAATATTGTCTTTGTGACGCGAGACGTAGCTCGTAATAATCGCAATGCCAAGCGACGTTACTATCACGCCGTAGGGCAGGGCCAGAGCCAGTATCCAGGCGTCAAGGCTGTGCTTCCCGGCCCGGTCGAACGCCTCAGACTGGATTAAAAAAGAGAGAACGACGAACGGCAAAGCCAGCACGATTAAGAGCGTCCGTACCTCCCAACGTAGTCCAACGAAGTGCATAGCCACCAGGAAGGCCAGGGCCGGGACTAGCTCAATTGCCAACGCCATGCACACGGCGTTTAGTTCGTTCCCGCCTGGCTCGTAATGCTCTAGGACGGCGACGGCGTGAGGCACGCTCACGTACAGCACGAAAAGTAGCGTGAGCCAGTAGGCCGCTTGCAGACCGCCCGCAAAGCCCTTTATTTTAAGTTTGCCCTTCCCGTCGCCGATCACGACGTGCCAAACCTCTTTAAGCAGTAGCCACATGGCGCACCTCACCTAAAATTCTTTAAAATTAATAAACCTCGCACGACGGCGGGTTGGATAACTTCATGCTAAAACTAGAATCGTGCTAAGATTATATCGAGCCAGCGACGGGCTGTAACCCCGCCACCGGCTTGTTGTACCCCGCCTGCTGACTAACTACTGTTGTCAGGCGGGTTTCTTTTTTTGCTGGCCCGAATAGCGGGTCAAAGTCAATGATCTGTTCAGGTAGGACGCCTAACGCCGCCGCGATTTTGCCAGCAGTGTTATATCTCCCCACCTGTTCGCCCTTCTCAATCTTGTTTATAATGCTGCGATTCACGTCCGCTGCCCTTGCAAGATCGGATTGCGACCAGAGTTTCCCCTTGCGCCACTCTTCGAGATATTTCCGTTTCGGCTCATCATCCATATGAAATACCTCCAATAGAAATATATCACATAATCCTTACAAATAGCAACGAATTTATACAAATCGGACAAAATAGAACAAAAACCCCTTGTTTTTGTTGCTGTTTGTTGCTATAATTCCTATGTAAGAACAAATAAAAAGCCCGTTACGCGCTTGTAACACGTAACGAGCCGAGGGACCAAAACCCGGTAAAAAGTTTAGTCGAAGGAATTATACCAAATGTCCAAGCACAGCGTTTCCGCTAACACCACCCGCATCGCCAGCCTACTTGCCACCGCCGCCCAGCGGGAAGCCCAGCAGGAAGCTCCGGCGACCGCCACCCAAACCGGCATGAGCCTGGACGCTTTCTACATCGCCCTGGGTCGGGCGGCGAAAGCCGACTACCAGAACGGCCTCTTGACCGAGATGGCTTACACCAATCGGAAAGCCGAACTCAAAACTCAGTACAACCAACTAAAAGGGAGGGCATAACCACCATGCTAACTTACGACGATCTGGAATATAAAAACGCCCGCAACGCCACTGCCAACGCCCGTGACCTCAAGCCCCGCGTGAAGGTTCTGGACTTCGGTAAGTTTGAGGTGAGGGGGCGGCGGGGCGACCTGTACATCGTTACTTTCCACGTTTCGCCCGAAGGTGATCACGGCTTCGACTGCGATTGTCCGGCTCACACGAAGGGCGGGCGGGCCTGCTATCACGTCGCCGCTTGCCTCCCTCTCTACCTGGGCCAACAAAGAGCCTCAATTGAGGTCGAGGTGAGAATGGCCCAGGTCGAGGAGGAAATAGCGGTCGAGATGGCCGCGCAGGTCGCCACCTGCCGGGATTGTCGCCGCGCCCCGATTGCCAGCACTGAGGGTCGTTGCCGGGACTGTCAGGCGGCTAAAGACCGTGAGGACATCTTCGGATGACCCGCAAGAACCTCAACCGGCGGCTATGGTGTCGCCGGTATCAGCCGGGCAAAGGGTTGGCCGAGTGCTGCAAGTGCCGCCAGGTCGCCAGCTATGAGCGTCTTTGCTATTGGCACTGGCGGCAACTTATAAGTGATTTGTTATAACCCTAAAGGTGAACACGATGGCTAAAGTTACGATAGATATTTTCTTTGTTACGGCCCAGGGCTTCGAGGGTCACGTCGGCCTTGAACCGGGCGAAGGTGAGAGCGGCCTGGCCCTCCTGGGGTCGGCCAGTGCCGGGCTAGAAAAGATGGGTTGCCTACCCCGCCCCGTTAAGTCCTTCGGCGGCGGCGGCGGCAACCGAAAGCAGGCCGAACCAGCACCCGGCAAAGCCTGCCCGAAGTGCAATGGCCCGGTCACAGCCAAGAGCGGCAAACGTCAGGACGGGTCGAACTATAGTGGCTTTGCCTGCATGAAGCCCCGTGAAGCGTGCGGAGGCTGGCTAAACGCTTAATTTATTCAACTTTTATTTATTAGTTTGGAGGTTAAAGACAAACCGAAATGGAAAATAACAACTACAATCAGCAACCGAGATTTATCAGTGACCCGGACTTTGCCCAGGTCGAACAGAACCTGGCCGAAATCCAGCACTCGGTCGAAGCGGCCAGCACCGGCACGGTGGTCGCCGACATGACCCGGCCCTGGCCGACCTACGACCCACGCTGGCCGTACCAGGTGCTTTGCCACCAGTCGGCGAGCTTGCAACCGGACGGCGAGCTAGAGTACATCGGCTCGCAGATCGTCGGGCGGCACGCGACGGCCAGTGCCGCCTGTAAGCAGGCCCGCAGTTACAACGCTGCGGCCCGCGAAATGGGGCTGATCAATCTGAGATACGAGGTTAACCTTGTGGTGGAAGACGCCGCCACCCTGAAAGAAGCCCAGTTCTAACTACCCTCTTCCCGACAGTCGAGGATTAAATTTATTATAGAAGACCCGCCGTCTGCCTTCCAAAACTGGCGGCGGGCCAGCTATCCAAACTGAGTAGAAAGGATTTACCCATGTTAGACATCGTAGCCAAGTTTTGCAAGCGTCGTTCCGCCAGCGTCCGGGGTAGGAATACCTCAACCAGCGAGTGCTGTATGTGTGGCAATCCGTCACATGAGGTGGTTAACGGCTCGGACTACTGCTTTAGCTGTAGCCCAAATCGCTAAATTTTATCGTTTTCGTGGCGTCACGAAGGTGATCGTCACGCACCGCCAGGAAGGAGGATTTTATGCCAGAAGAGACTAACGGTAATTTGGACGCCCACCCCACTGGAGTTTTCCTCTACTCTGCAAGTTGGGTATCTAAAAATCGGGCGAAAGACGGACATCACTATTACATAAATATTACTCAGGTAGGGGATCAAATGCCGCAGGTGTTCTTCAACGATTGGCTACGTGGACGCCAACGAAGGCACCAACAGGCGGCTAACCACTATCTCTGGATTAGCCGGAATTCGACTCCTGGGACGGTCAAATCTCAACGGCTGAAAGCCTGCGAGTTTTTGGAGGAGAAATTAGGCATAATGCCCGCCAACCCGTTTCCATTGAATTAGTTGCCCGCCGGTGCGAACCAACCGGCAGAAAGAGGATCAAAATGGAAAAACCCGTCGTGGTTTGTTTATGCGGTTCAACCCGCTTTTGGAAGACCTTTCAAGAAGTTTCGTTAGAAGAGACCTTGAAGGGCAAGATAGTCCTGTCGGTGGGCGCAGCCACCGGGACGGACGACGAACATTTCGGTCACATGGATGCTGAACAGATGAAATTTCTTAAAGCCAGATTAGACGTACTCCACTACGCCAAAATTGATCTGGCCGACGAAGTTCTAATCCTCAATGTTGGAGGCTACGTTGGGGAGAGTACCGCCCGTGAATACTATTACGCCCGGCTCAGGGGTAAGGAAATCCGGTTTTTAGAACCGAATTCAGTCCCAGGACAACTAAAACCCTATTTTGCAAATTTATCAGATGAGTACATCTATGTTGATGTCTCCGACGACGACTAGCCCTCCTCACACAACCGACATCGCGGCTCGTCCGCAACCCCGCTTGGCACACGCCAGGCGGTTTTTTATTTACCCGGAAATACTCTTTGCGTAGCCAGAACGCCCGTCAGCCTATCGCCTCGATAGGCTGGTACCCAGCGTGTTACAAGGTCTGAAAGACCCTTGCCGCGAAGCGGTTGTGACACAGCCGGGTATAGGGCGTTCTGGGTCTATCACTGCGTACCAACTTCAAAAGAAAAGGTGAGAGCGACCGGGCCGAAACGTGGTAACGGCCCGAATTAAACCCCTAATCAATTGCGGAAGGTTAATCCGCTCCTCCGAACTCGCCCCCGAACTCGCTGTGGAAGCTGTGTTCGGGTCTGGGCATTCCGAAAACAGGATGTGGGCTTAGGAGTTTTTGAACAACTAGACAATATACTAGCGACACCGCGTGTGGTATACGGTAACATTGTGGGGTGGGGATGGCTGGCTAGTGCTGGTCATCCCCGACCTCCGACCAATTAGCGATTTACTACCACATTCGAGAAAGCGACATTGAATACCCCCACTACCGTTACCACCACTGCCTTACAAGGCGATTGCCGAGAAGTCCTTAAAACTCTACCCGCCGATAGCATTGATTGCGTCGTCACCAGTCCTCCCTACTATTCTTTGCGTGACTATGGAGTTGACGGCCAGATCGGGCTAGAGTCATCCCCACAAGAGTTTGTCCAAACCTTAGCGGATGTGTTTCGAGAAGTTAAACGGATACTCAAACCGACTGGCACCCTCTGGTTGAACCTCGGTGATTCTTACACTGGCGGCGGTGGTTTCAGCCCTAACGCGCCCAGCAACAAAACAAGTCGGGCAGGTCAACGAGGAACGGCGACCTACGGCGTTAATTTGGGAGTAAGAAAGAACACCAATCTAAAGCCTAAAAATCTTTTGGGTATGCCCTGGCGGGTAGCTTTCGCACTCCAAGACGACGGTTGGATACTTCGGTCTGAGATCATCTGGCATAAGCCCAACGCCATGCCCGAAAGTGTAACCGACCGACCTACCAAAGCCCATGAAACAGTTTTCCTATTCAGTAAGCAGGTTCGGTACTTTTACGATGCTGAGGCAGTAAGAGAGCAAGCTGTAAACGGTAAAAACCGTTCGAGTTTTCGAGGCGGGGGTACTTATACGAACAACAATAGTTTCAACAACCATTCAAAGGTTGGAAGTGATTTAGACGGTATAAGGCCCGATACCCAGACTCGTAATTGTCGTGATGTTTGGTCGGTTTCCACCCAACCTTACCCCGGTTCACATTTTGCCACTTTCCCGGAAAAGCTGGTCGAACCGATGATACTGGCCGGATGTCCAGTCGGCGGCACGGTACTCGACCCGTTCGGTGGATCGGGAACAACGGCCAGGGTAGCCAACCGACATGGTCGCAACGCTGTTCTGATTGAACTCAACCCGACTTACCACGAATTGATTAAAGATCGGGTAGAGAGCCTACAAACTTCCTGCGTAGCCTCATAACCTGACCCAACCCATCCCCCATCCCCACCCACTCCCTGTTACATTCACGACAACATTTTGTTACCCCTGACCACCAATCCACCAACTATGACACAACAACAACCCGTGACTACGATGACAACCGAACTTCTAACCCTCCCACTCCCGCCCCAGCAACAGGGCGACCTGGCCGACCCCTGGATTGACTGTGCTACTGCGTGGCTCGAAGCGGTCGAACGCAGGCGTGGGTCGGCTCGGTCGCGCAATGAGTACCAGAAGATACTGACGGCCTTTTTCCAGCACGTCGCCAAAGCACCGGCCAGCGTATCCGGTTCGGACGTACAGCGTTGGATTAGCACGCTCCACGAGTCGGGCCTTGCCAAGAACACCATCAACACGAGGCTGGCCGCCGTGTCCAGCTTTTACGCCTTCGCCTGTGCCAAGTTTGAGGTTGAGCCGGGCCGCTACCTCCACAACTTCAACCCGGCGACGGTCGTCCAACGCGAACACGTCAACCCTTACGAAAAAGCGCAGGGGCTTTCTATCGAGGGCGCAAAGGCTCTACTCGCCGCATTCGACCCGTCCACCACGAAGGGTCTGCGCGACCGGGCTATCACTACCTTTTATCTTTACACGGGCAGGCGTTGTATCGAGGTGGCCCGCCTCCTCTGGGCCGATCTGCGCCCTGGCGACGAGATAGGGCAGTACGAGTACCACTACCAGGGCAAGGGTGGTAAGGGTGGGTGGCGCGATCTGCCCGGCCCGGCCTGGACTGCCCTGGAAAGCTACCTCAAAGCATCTGGTAGACTTGCCAGCATGAAGGCTGACTCACCCCTTTTCACCTCGACCATTGTCCTCACTGCTGGGCATACGACGGCAAGGATAGCGGCGGCGGCCAGCCCCACCCCTATATCGCCTCGGCAAATCGCTTACATCGTGGACGGAGCAGCGAAGCGGGCTGGGCTGGGTCATCTCAAAGTCCACGCGCTCAGACATACGGCAGCCAAGCTAAAGCGCAAGGCGGGCGACGGAATAGAGGAAGTTAGCGCGTTCCTCGATCACTCTTCGATAGCCACCACTCAAATCTATTTGGGAGCTATCGAAGCCAAAAAAGACAAGAGTTGGCGCAAGGTGGAAGACTTACTCAGTTGAATGAACGGGTAAGGGGAACGGGGAGGGTGTGCAACAAATTTACATTTTCCGAAGACCCTCCCCCACCGCTAAAAATTTAACGCCCTGGTTCAAGAACCGTGCCAGAATTGGCCGGTTATTAAAATACTGTAATGTTTTTGACCTATTTCGTGTATATATGTAATGTACAAAGTAACCTTGCTTTGTTATCATGTCATCATAAATTCGGATTTGAGCGACTTTCAACAACTTTTCAAACAACTGGTCATAACACCAGTGACCCGATATTGGTTTCAAGATAGAATGGATGTGTAAGGTTTTATTGGCACATCTAACAAGCGTTTTATCGGTCAATAGTTTGGTCACAGTAGCTTTCTAGCAAGGTAACAACAAGGCAATGTCGAACAGTTCAACCCAGTCTTCGTCACAACAGCAGCAACCGTCCCAACAGTCTCACCTTTCGTCTGAGGCTTCCGCCGCTATTTTTAAGGAACTGCAAAAGAACGCAACCATCCTCAAAGCCGAAATCAAGCTGGTGAACAGACCCCTGTCCGGTAGGGAAATCGAAGTCGTGATGTGCTTTTGCAACCCGGCCCTTCGTCGGCAGGACGTAGCCGAAAAGCTTGGTATCTCGCCCAAAGCCGTCGCCTTCCACGCTAGTAACATCATTGCCAAGTTAGACGCCACTACGATCCACGATGCGGTAATCCGAGCCGCCCACCTTTATGCACAGGTTAGGCAAGCCTGGCTTCTATTCCAACCGAGTTTCGCCTAGTGACCGACCGACCAGACAGCTAACTACCCAACCACTACCAACCAGAGACACATGAACAACAAGCCCGCTCAACCGCGTGAACTTACCCACGCTCAGCTTAAAGCCGCTCTGCGCCAGGCTACGAGACTCGATAAAGCCCAAAACGGCCCGGTCTACCCGGAAGGTAGCCTTCACGCCAAAGGGATTGCTCTCCCTGGTTGTAAGTATTGCCAGCGTGTCATTTGGATCAAGCACGCCCTGGGGTTACGTAAAAGCCCCAAGTTCAGTAAAGGCGATTTGCGCCGGGCAACGAACGCCTGTCAGAGATTTGAAGTTGAAGACTACGAGCATTTAGAAACACCGGAGGCCATTGTTAATGATTGGTAGCTTTAGTCCTAACCATCGCCGTCGTACCACCAGCACCACCAGCCCCAATTTCAATTCCTTCAAGCCCAGCCTACACGTCTGGGTTGAGGCGGGCCAACTAACCCCGCTCGAATGCGATCAGTTCGTGCGTGAGATGAACCGGGTATCCGGTCGCCGGGTGTTCATCCACGAGGGCAACATCAAAACCGGGGCTAAGGCTAAAGCCCAGGCCGAGCAAGACGCCGGTATCGTTTATCCTGATGCTCTGATCAACCTTCACACAGGTGAGGTTGTTATCGAGCTTTCGGCTATTGAAACCCAAACCGCCCTGGATGCTGAAAAGGTAATCGGAAAACGGTTGCGGGATAGCCTTTTCTCGACCTACACCGGGGGAAAGGCTCAAACCAGCGAGATTGTCGAATTCTTCAACGAGTGTGTATATGGTACTAAGTCAGCACCGACCACACCCCGCGATACCGACATACCGATTGACCTTGAGTCCTACCACGAACCGTCCACCGCCGTCCCCACGATCAACTTACCGACGCCGGTAAAGCGGGGACGTGGCCGACCGCGTAAGAACCCGTTGCCGACCACCACCGCCGGGGTGCCGGTGCCGGAGGTAGCCAAGCAGTAACTATGATCGACTACACCCCCTATGTCAACAGCCCGGACACCATCATTCAGGCTCTCGACGATGATTCGTCCAAGCCCAGGCTTTTGCCAAACGATCCGACTTCACTGCCCGGCGAGTACATCTATGAGGTTCTGACCCAGTTTTCGTTCTCGACCTACTCTTTCCGAGTCTGGATTATCCCGGCTGAACGCAAGGTCTGGTGCAACTGTGAGTGGTACCAAAAGAAGCCTTACATCTGCCAGCATATCGCTTCTGTCTTGTGGCACACGGAGCATGGTTGCTTTGGCGACCGACCAGCCCCCGCCACCGACCTACTCCCCATATCAGGACTTGAAATGCCGGATGTGCTAGGTGTGGTCGCCCTGGAAGCCGAAATAGCCCTGAGCCGAGACATCCCGATTAACGAGAGTGCGCTCTCAATGAGCCAGGCCAGGGAGATCATCCGTTACAACTTTGCCCGACCAAATCCTTACCCGGCGCGTTCACCACTTGACCTGGCCGACCGGCTGATCGAACGCATTGAGGACTATCTTTACGAGTTGGAGTATCGAGCATGAAGACCTCACGCCGAACCAGCAACCGTTTTAGACCGGGCTGGAAGTAAGTAACAGCCCAAACCGAGCTACCTACTAATCAGAGTGAGAAAGAAGAAAGCATGATCAAAGTACACATTGAAGACGCCGAAGGCATGACAGGCACGGGCCGATGGTTTGACGAACATTTACAAAACGGGTTAACGGGCAAATTTAACGAGTTCACCTATGCCGGTATCAGGGTAAGGGTTAGACAAATCGAAAACGACCTGACTGATACCACCATCACGATCCGCCCGGTTAATTCTGCCTCAGACGACGGCGAAAACGAGGATGAGGGCGAAACGTTCTCAGGTGAGTCCGAACCCGAACCCAACCCATCAGGGGTTCATGACGAGTGCTTGCTTACCCTCTACCGCATGATTAACAAGCGGCTTGCGTTTATCGAGTCGAGTGCCACACCGGGTGAAACTTGCGGTGACATTTTAGCCGGGGTAGAGCGGCTGGCCGCCGTGATAGCTACTTTGCAAAAGGCATAGGACAAAGATGATAACAAACAAGTTTCCACACTCCGTACCCACCAACCTGTTTCTGGCAATCGGCTGGGCCATACTGTCCGTTTTGTGGGTTTACCCGCGTCGCAAGCCCTTCGAGGCTGCGGTCTGCGCCATAAACGCCACCCACCATCTTTACCAGGCTTTCAAGTAAATGTCGGTGCAAGAAGTAATCTTCCTAGCGGCACTGATCTTCGACGTGATCAACATTGGCGGTTTCCTTGTCGGTGTAACGATCATGCTGGTGGTGGCGATGGTACGGGGAACGCTGGACTGGCCGGGTGTAGATGGCACAAGAAAGCAGGGTGGTTATGAACGTGAACCGCCTCCCCCTGGTGGCATACCTAGCCCTTTTAGAGTTACAGGCACCCGACCTGAAAGTAAAGATTAACTTTGTTCAACGAGTGAGGGTGGCTCGATAGGTATAAGGCAGACCGGGTTGGAAGATACCTGGCCCCATGCGGGTTCAAATCCCGCCCCTCGCTTTCAATCAATAAGACTCAGGTTATTGAAATTTTGAATTAGCACTAATAATTCACGGATTTTGAACTCAAAAACTTTGAAAGATTAGAAATTTTCCAGATAGAGTATGTGTAATCTTTTTGTCTTTTATTGGAAAGGAAACATATATGACTACTGGCAACCACGGCGGTGCAAGGCCCGGAGCAGGCCGACCACGCAAAAGCTCGCCTGAATTTACTGACAGGCTTGAAAAGCTAGGCGAGATTTACGAGCAAAACCTTATTGCTGCCGAGTATGAAGTTTTAATGGCAACCCTCAATAAAATGCTCGGTATGCTAGGGGAAGATGCTAGGGGGTTCGGTAGCCAAGATTTGATTACCCTTTCAACCATCCTGACTGACAGACTTACCAAGAATCTACGCAAACGTTCCAAGATCACCCCGGCAAAACTGAGGTATCAAGTTCTAGTAAGGGATAGTTTTACGTGTCAATATTGCGGTAGAACCACTTTGAAAGACAAGGTACAACTGCGGGTCGATCACATCGAACCACCTGAAGCGGGTGGTGTCGAAGAACTAAGCAACTTAATTACATCGTGTTTTGACTGCAATATTGGAAAGTCAGATACGGACTTACCTAACCCACTGTTGGAAAAGATAAAAGCGCACGTGGCTAGTAAGTAAGTGCAAACTGAAATACCGAAAAACTGAAAAACTGAGATTTTTATGGCTTACGAGAAAAAGGGCGGTAACGGAGGCGCAAGGCCCGGAGCAGGTCGGCCACGCAAAGAAGATAAGAACGCCGAAGCGATAGGCCGAGCCGAGGAACTCATCAAAGAGAACTGGGACGAGATCGTCCTGGGTCAAATCCGCCTGGCCGTCGGTGTCACAGTCAAGGAAGTGGACGAGGACACTGGTGGGGTCGAAATTTACTCTAAACCGCCGGACTTCAAAGCCGGTAGCTACCTTATGAACCACATCATCGGCACACCAGTCCAGCGCACCAAAGACGAAGACGCTGAGGACAAGATTAGCGTTTACGGTCAGTTAATCCGCGAGCTACGCACCTCTCGCGGCCTGGTCGAAGTCGAAGAAGTAGCACCACAGCCGGGTAGCGAAGACGGGAACGAAACGACGGATGGAAGCGGGGACGGACGACGATAACAGCACTAACCAGCAAAGCACCGACACCGACACCGAGGACACTGGTACCAACCGCCGCTCCTTCGAGGACATAGCCGAGGTACTCTTAGATGACCTCAAATATATCGAGACCCTGCTCGTTGTTAAGACCAAAGATGCTAAGACCGTCCCATTTCGTTTCACCCCGATCCAACGCCGGGTAGCCCTGGAACAGGCCCGCCGCAACATCTATTTGAAGCCGCGTCAGGTCGGCATGAGTACCTTCCACCTGGCTCGCCGGTTCGCTCGCGTGTGTACGATCCCTAACTGGACAGCCGTCTCGGTCGCCCACGACTCGACGACTACCGAACTACTCTTCCAGACAGTTCAGTTCTTTTACAACAACTTGCCGCCGGAGTTTCGGCCTAAAACCAAATACAACAACCGGCGTGAGTTGTACTTCCCGGAGATAAACTCTCGCTACGTTATCTTCACGGCAGGTAACGAGAACGGTATCGGGCGCGGTGTTACCGTCAACGACATTCACGGTTCGGAGGTGGCCCTGTGGCCCAACCCGGACGAGCTTATAAGCGGCCTGCTCGAAACCGCTCCCAAGAACGCTTACGTAGACCTGGAGTCAACTGCCAAAGGTGCGGGCGGCTACTTCCACACCGAGTACGTGGACGCCCTCGAAGGCAAGAACAACTACAAGCCTTTCTTCTTCCCCTGGTGGTGGCAAATCGAGTACCGGCTGACGGACGCCGAAGCCCTGGCCTACAACATTGACCCTTACGCCTCCTTTAACAAAGAAGAAACGGCCCTGGTCGAGAAGCACCGCCTCGACCGGCAGCAAATCAACTGGCGACGCTGGAAAATAGCCGCCCTGAAGAAACTCTTCCACCAGGAGTATCCCGAAGACGAGACGAGTTGTTTTCTAACCAGTGGCAACCTCTACTTCGAGGAAGAAACGATCAGCCGGGCCAGAGCCGAGGGCGCACAGGAACCGCTCCAGACCCGTAAGAACGGTGGCGTCCTAATCTGGCAAGCTCCCCAGCCTGACCATACCTACATCATCGGTGCAGACGTGGCCGAGGGGCTACCGGGCGGGGACTATGACGCGGCAAGTGTTATTGACACGGCGACCGGCCAGGAAGTAGCCGCCCTGCATGGGCTGTGGAAGCCGCACGATTACGCCGAACTACTTTCCGACATCGGACACGAGTACAACGAGGCTGTGATCGCGGTCGAACGAAACAATCACGGCCACGCGGTTCTGACGACGCTCATCTACCAGGAACACTATCCCGAAATCTACGAGCATCAGGACTACGATGTGCGAAATGACCGGGCCACGAAGTTACCGGGCTACCCGACTAACCGCAAGACCAAGCCGATCCTGCTCACCACGCTCGAACAGATGATGGAAGACTGGCCGGGGGTCTTCCACGATACCGGGTTTTTCCGGGAGTGTTACACCTTCGTTCGACACCCTGACGGTAAGGTGGGGGCCATTTACAAGTGTCACGATGACCGGATAATGGCCCGCGCTATTGCTTACGAAGTTAGAAAGTCTCACAAACCCAAGCCAGGCTACCGAGTCTTGAACCTGTTGAGCGATGACGATGACGATGATGACCCCAGCGAAAACGACGAGTAACTAACCAGATGTCCAAACCCTCGCGCAACAATCGAAAAGCCCGCCGCGCTCAGAGCCAGAGCCAGCCCGCCACGACACCCACTACCGCTATCCAAAGCGAAGCCAAGAGCTTCACTGGCGGGCTTGACGGTGACGCTGGCTGGTCAACTTACGGTGGCACCGGGATGTTCGGTGGCGGGATGGGCGGCAACCAATCTAACATCGCCCTTAGTCGTTTCAGGACGCCCGCAGAGCAGGCCGGAGCCTTTACCGCCGACGACACGGTTCACGCCTGCGTCAGCCTGATCGCCGAAACCATCGCCCGGTTGAAGTGGAAGTTGCGTCACAAGAAGACTGGCACGGTGGTCGAGGAAGCGTCTCACGCCTCCACCCAGGAGATAGCCAGGACGACCCGGCTTTTCGAGGACAGTTGGGAGCTAAAGCAGTTCCAGACTCTGACCGCCCTCCTCCGTAATCCTAACCCTTACCAGAGTTGGTTTGAGTTTATGGCTCTCCAACAGATGTACTTTGGACTGACCGGCAACGCCCTGGCCCTCAAAGACAACCCGAACGAACTGGGCTGGCCGGAATTCCTCTGGCCGCTCAATCCGAACTGGACACAGCCGATAGTAGAGGCGGACGAAGGGCTAATCGGCTACTACTACCTCAGCGGTAACACGACGCTGGCCGCCGAACCCGACCTCATTTGCCATGCTAAAGAGGTTAACCCGGTTTCGATCTTCTGGGGAATGTCCAAGCTGGCCGTCGCTTCCGGTATTTTGGACGCGCAGGTCGGTATTGACGACTACCAGCGCGGTTTCTTCGCTAACGGGGCCGTCCTATCCGGCATCATCTCGGCTCCCGGCTCGCCTGAACCGAAGGTGTTCAAGCAGCTAAAGAGCGAGATTAAGGAACAGTTCCAGGGCGCACGCAATCACTTCAAAATTGCCCTACTCACAGAGGGCATGACCTGGCAAAACGTCAGCCTCAGCCAAACCGATATGGGGATGATTGAGTGGAAGAAATTCGGTCAGGAGCGCATCCGCCAGTTGTACCGCGTGCCACAGTCGAAGCTCGGCAACCAGGACGACGCTCAGTACAACAAACTTGACGCGGCCAACCGCACCTACTATTTGGAGTGCATCACGCCCCTGGCCGAGATGTGGCAAAGGAAACTCAGTGAAATTACCGGAGCGTTCGGCTGGGACTTCGAGTTCGACGTTCCCATATTCGACGACGTGGCCTCCATTCTGGACATCGTGGGCAAGGTGGACAGCCTGAAGTCCCTCTCTTTGTGGGAGAAGCGGCAAACCATGAAGCGGCTTGCCAACCGGCACCTCATACTCGAAGACGACCCGGACGCCCCGATGTCGGCCCAGAGCAGGCGCGGCGGGCATGGTAGTAGTTATGGGAATGAAGACGAACAGCCGGGAATGCACTACATCTACGGGCCGGACGGCGTAACGCCGATAGCCCAACTCGGCGACGGTGGTAAGACCATCCGTTACCTGCCGGGTGTGCGAATAATCGAGGCGGTAGAGGAAGAGGGGTAAATAGTTAGTGGCTAAATTTGTAAGTAAGCCGGTCGAGGTCGAGGCGGTACAGTTCAATTGTATTGCCAAGCTTTACGCTCAAGAAGGCTTCGAGTACGACGTTAAACCCGGCGATTGGATGATCACGAATCCAGATGGTAGTGTAGTCGTTATGGGTGACGCCCAGTTCAAGGCTACCTATCGCGAGTGCATCGAACCTCCGGTTATGGTCAGTGCGGAGGCTTACGACGATTTTCTCGAAGCCCGCAAGGAACGAGACCGAAAGTGGCGTGACGAAGACCGCGCACGTGAGCAGGCACGACGCAATCAAGACCTGCTCCGCAGCCAGGGCGAATGGCTAGTGCGGCCCTACCGACCGCAATCGCCGATCATACCAACGCAGCCTGACCCAAACAGTATTACTGTAACGTGTGACACCCAGTTCACTAGCACCACCCCTAACGCATACTCAGGCTATGCACCCGAACCTCACCCAAAACATTCCATACCCAGCCCTTTTCGGGTAAAGCAGCCAGAGTCCGAAACGAGGTGATAGCAGTGAGGTATATGGCAAAGCGAAGCACCGTTTTCTCCGATGATTTGCAGATTGGCGAGGATCATATCGAGCAGGCGTACTGGGCGATGTTTGACAAACTCCCAGACCAGCCCCAAGTGACCCCGATAGTTCGAGAGTTTTTTCGTTCGCTGGCCGTGAAGTTAAACAACAACGCTATGAGTCAGGGATTTGGTAAAGATGTCACTCTCGAAACGGATTTGGACCACTTTAAGCTAGAGGTTGGGCTTCACACAGGGTACTTTACCAACGTCCATTACGCAGTGCTACGGGCGTACTACTATTTCCGCCCCGATCACGACCACTACGCCGACTCACACATACTGATTCGAGCTACGACTTTAATTGATTTGGGGTTTCTACAAGCTCTACAACCAAACTTGCCGGGCTACAGGGAACTGGTCGGCAGTGACGGTGATGAATAGCCTTTTCACCGGCGAGCTAATCCGTCTGACCGGCCCCAGGCCCGAAGACGCCGAACTCTTGTGCCAATGGTTCAACGAACCGACCTTTCACCGAGCGGCGGCTGGTGGCCCGGTCTACCACGATCCAGTATCCCGCTGGGAGACGTGGGAGAAAGACTTTAACTCCAACCCGAATAGCGAAGTCGAGTTTCGTATCCGACCACTGCCGAACCGCACGATGTCCTTACCCCAGATTGACCGGCTGATCGGCTATATCAAGCTCTACGGGATTGACCGGGTGAACCGTTCGGCCACGCTGGGTATCGGTATAGGCGACCCCAAAGACCAGGGTAAAGGCTACGGTTCGGAAGCTATTCAACTCGTTTTGAAGTACGCCTTCCAGGAACAGAACCTTCACCGGGTTGGTCTTACGGTTTACGAGTACAACTCGAAAGCTCAGGCTCTCTATGAACGGTTAGGTTTCGTGGTCGAGGGCCGTAAACGTCAAAGCGTCTACCACGACGGCCATTACTACGACCACATTTCGATGGGTATGCTGTGTAGCGAGTGGGAGGCCGCCAGACGGCAACCACAGCCTCAATCCGTTGTTACTGCTCTCAAGCCTGGCCCAACGCCAGTTTCAGAACTCGAACTCTACGAGCTAGGCTGGTAACAAGGGAAAAGAAATTTTGATTGCACAAACTATCGAAGGGCAAGAAGTAGCACCGGCTCAACTGCACGCAGGTTTTGTGGGGTGGTTCCAACAGGATTTTGAAGAAGTGCTTCCAGCTTGGAATGAACTACCGACAGACAGCCAAGCAGTTTTTGATTCAATATTGAGTGGTATGACCCGGTACCGTGATTACGAGCTTCAAGAGCAAGGGTGTAAACCAGACTGTATCAAAGCAAATCGCCTCGTAATAGGCGATCAAGATTGCCCAGGCAATTTGCGAATCAACCTTTTCTCACGGTGTAAAACTCAAGAACTACTTCACTACCCAACTTTCTATACTTTCTATACCTCGCTTCGTGTAAGCCCAGAGTTTATTCTTACCTTCCTCAAAGCTAAGTGATTAACACCTTGACTATCCAAACCCAAACCCAAACCCAAGACAAGTTAACCGCCAACCAGACCGGCGTCATGGTCGCCTTTTTCCTGCCGACAGGCGTAGCAACCGAACTCGCGGCTGCGGTCGAAAAGGCCCTACCACCAGGTGCGACGCCCGTCCCGACCAGCGAGATGCACGTAACGCTGGCCTATCTCGGCCAGGCCGGTCAGGGTGGCCTTGACGCACGGGTAGCAAAACGTCTGGCTCGTAATCTGAAAACCTTTGCCCACTCTGTCCCCGCGCTCACCGCCACCATCGGCGGGGTTGGCCGGTTCAATAATGACGAAGACGGGATGGCACGAACGCACTGTGGGCCAGTGTAGACGCACCAGGGCTAGACGAGTGGCGGCAAGAGCTTCTAACCTGCCTCAACCGAAGCGGGGTTAAGCCAGCCTCCAACCATTCGTTCACGGCTCACATCACGCTGGCCTATCTCCCGAAAGACTGCCCAACTCCGACCATTGACCTGGCTAAAACTGAGATGAAGTTCGACCAGGTGCAACTGGCCTGGGGAACGAAGCGCATTCCCTTCAAGCTAGAGGGGTCAGCTTCGGCCTTCAAGAGCAAGAGTCATCAGGGCTTTACCCTGACAGAGCTTGCTAACCAGCTTATTTTTACCCCCATTATCCCTACCACCACCGATAGCAGCAAAGGTAAATCTGTGCAGCAACCACGAAAACCCGCCAACACCAAACCCATCCTTATCAAGCCCGTCTCGGCTCTTACCCCTCTTATCGCCGGACCAAAGCAGCCCAGAGGCCCACGCCGTCTGGCCGAACATTCCGAGTTCAAGGCTCTACGCGGTGGCGGTGAGGTGCTATACAACGGCATTGCCGGTATCTATATCGAAGGTTGGGCGTCCGTGCGTTATCCCGAAGACCGCTACGGGGACGTGCTAGGGCCGACCAGTGAGACCTTCCGCCAGTCGGTCGAGACTTACTTCAATCTCAATCCGATCCTGCTCTACGAACACGGCCTTGACCCGATCATCGGTAACAAACCGCTCGGCCAGGTCATCTCGTACCGTTTCGACGACGAGTACGGACTGTGGGTTAAAGCCTTCGTGCGTAAACCGACCTGGCAGCCGATGGTCGAAATCTACGAATCCATCAAGGCCAATATCCTCCGCACCTTCTCAATCGGTGGTATTTGGTCGCGCCAGGGCCAGGAAATCATCTCGGCAGACCTGTTTGAACTCTCGGTAGTAGCAACCCCGGCCCAACCTTACGCCGTCTTCAACCGGGCCAGCAAGAGCTATCTTGCCTCCGGTGCGAAGTTGGCGGTCGGTTCGGTAAAGGGGCGGCAAATCCAAATGCGCGATGCAACCGCCCTGGCTCTGGCCGGAGTCGGTTACTGGGAGGAGATAGGATTAAGCTTGCTTAATCTCAAGAGTGCCAGTCACCGTAAAAACTCACCCGTATGGGAAAAAGCGTTCAAGCACGCTCACGACCGACTAGCGAAATCACTGCAATACCTCGATTCGGTTAAATCTTAGTTTAGTTTCAACAAGAAGGAGGCTTTCCACCATGCCAGTTTCTAACAACCAGCCCACCAGCACCGATGAGATAGTAGTGCTTGGTCAGGACACCCCGGCCTTAGCGGGCCACCATATCTATCACTTGCACGCTCTCATGGCCGAAATAGTTGCCAAATACGGTAGCGAGTCCAGCTTTCTGGTAGAGCTAGACAATGTGGGCCAGGTACACTTTACCCCTGTGAAGCTGACCCCAGCCGAAAAGGAAACAACCGAACTTCAAGAGGAAAACGACCCCGATCTGGTGACGAACGAGACGCCAGTAAGGATCGGTAAGAAAGCCTGAATTATCTGACCTACTTACCAATCTACCCACTAACCTGCCCCATCCTAACGCATTACTGAGTAAGCAACTTACCCGTCCCTTTGACCCAGCCCGACCCTCAGACCCCCTGTTCGGGTAGCCAGCCAGCCACCATGTTGCGGCCCTGCCCTGCCCTATCCTATCCCCTTACCTATTTACCTACTTACTTACCAACAACCCCTTTTACATTCCCCCAGAAAGGAATACCCCCGAATTATGGCTACCACGAAGAACCGACACCAGCGCAGGGCTGCTCAGGCCCAGGGCCGCAAGAACCGCTCCGGTAACGGTAGCGGCCAGCCCAGCCGCTCGGCCAACGAGAATTTGCTGCTCCGTCTGGCCGCCAACGTCAAGGCTACTATGCCTAACGGCTTTGGTGATCAGGACGACGAAGACGACGAAGACGACCAGGATGATACCGACGACCAGGACGAGGCCGGTAGTAAGGGTTCGTCTGGCGACGAGGACACCATGAGCATCGAAGATATGTTCGGCGACACGGACGACGAAGATGAGACCGACACGGACGACGAAGATGAGACCGACACGGACGACGAGGCGGGCGGTGGGGCAATGGCCCAGCTTGACCCCGATCAGTTGGACGCTCTGATCGACGCTGCCCTCGGTGTGAGTGGCGACGAAGACGACGAGGACGGCGAGAACGAAACCTACTCGGCCCTTAGTGCCGGAGCTGGAACGGTTGCCGGTGTGAAGGCTCAGGCGAAAGCTCAGGCCCAGCGCAAAGCAGCGGCTGTCAAAGCCAAACGGCAAGCGGCCACGAAGGTGCTGCAAGCCCTCGAAGAGCAGTACAAGGGCGTGCGCTTACCAGCCCAGCAAAAAAAGCTGTTGGCTCAGGCCGCTATGCGCGAGGTAATGGCTCAGGCCAAGAGTTTGGCTCGTCAAAAGGCCCTGGCCCAGACCGCCAAGCAGAAACAGGCCGCTCAGAGCGAGCGGAAGACCGCCCAGGCCATGCGCGACCTGGTGCAAAGTGAAGTGCAGGAGTTGCTCGTGAATACCCGACCGATGGGCCGCAGCTTCGGCTTCGGCGGTTACGCTGCCGGTAACGGTGGCAGTGTCGAACGCGGCACGAAGACTTTCGACCGCAGCCGCATGGGTTCGGTCAACCGACTGAGCGGCCAGTACCGGCGTGGTACGCCTGAATTCAAGCTGATCGATCTGTACCGCTCCATCGTGAACCCTCATACGGCAGGTAGTTACTTCAAAGAGTTCAAGGCTCTGGGTGGCTCGGTCGCTGGCTCTGGCGGCTACATCGTGCCAGACGAATGGTCGAGGGAGTTCATTGATTTGTTGCGGACAAAGGCCGTCGTGCGTAAGTTCGCTCGCATTTACCCGATGTCCAGCGATACGCTCCACTTGCCCCGGCAAACCGGCCAGGCGTCGGCGGCATGGGCCGGTGAGAACGTTGACATCACCAGCCTCTCGAACACCGACGCGGCTTTCGACGAGATCGTGTTCACGGCCAAAAACTTGGTAGCGTTTGCCAAGACCAGTAACCAACTGCTGTCCGACTCGACCTACGACGCTGAGAACATCGTGCGCGAAGATTTGCGTAAGGTTGTAGCCCTCAAAGAAGACAACAGCTTCCTGATTGGCGCAGCGGCTTCCGGTGTGCCGACCAGCATCTACGAGTCCATCCCAGCCGGGAACAAACTGGTTGGTAGTGATACCGGCCAGGCGATGCGGGCCGAGGACGTGTACACGCTCATGAATGCGGTCGAGGAGAACAACGGTCAGGTAGACACGTTCATCACCTCACCGACCGGCCTGATGCGTATCCGCAAGCTCAAAGACACGACTGGCAACTTCATTTTCTCCAGTGCCGGTGGCGTGAACGCGCCGCAAGTCGTTATGGAAGCTCCGCACGGGGCTGACCCGCAGCAGTACGGCCCGGTCGGTTACTTGATGGAACGCCCGGTTTACGTCACCACCAACCTCCCGAAGGTTGCGACGGTCGCCAGTGGTGGTATCACCAGTCTAACTGGTGGCACGGGTACGCTTCTGATAGCCGGTGACTCGGAGTACGCGGCCCTGGCCCAACGCGCTCAGATCGAGATCATGGCTTCCAAAGAAGCTGGTACGGCTTTCCAGGCTAACCAGACCTGGTTCCGGGCCATCTTGCGCGAAGACTTCCAGTTGACCATGCCCGGCACCTTCGCGGTGTTAGGCTTCAACTAGGAAGCTCCTGATGAGGTGGGACTACCGGCTAACTAACTAAGCCGGTAGTCCCACCTCATCAGGCTAACTTTTTGCTTACCTGCTTACTTACTTACTCTATTTCTACCAGGTCTTATTTAAACAGGTTTTAACCAATGCCTACTACTCTCCCCATCCCTCTAATCACCGGCCAGGACATCCTCGATAACTACCCGACTCTGGTCAACCGCACCGGCATTACGAGCCAGGCCGCCCTTGACCGAATGGCTAAAGGGGCAATCTCGGATATTCGGCGGGTGCTGGGCTTTGAACCGCAACTCGATAAGACTACCAAAATCCTATCGTTGGAAGAAACCTTAGACGGTGGCCGACCAATCGTGTCCCTGTTGGCCGAAATAGATACCCATTCTACGGGTGCGGTCTTACAGGTTTACGAACTGGGGACGCTCCTCACCCGCCGCCCCGACTTCACAAGTGGCACGGGCGACTTCTCTATCGCCGAGTCGGGCCGGGAACTCTACCGCCTGGCCGGAGCGGGCGCACGGACGCAAGGTATTTGGGGAGCTAACAGCGCGGTTGCCGGTGGGCTAGGCTTACTGGGCGTGAGCGGAATGCGGCTAGAGGGCGATTACAAAGACCTCTACCGAGCCTGTATCCGAGTGGTTTATACGCCTGCCGTAGACCTCGATCTACTGGTGGACGTGGCCCTTGACCTATGCCAGTTGAAGCTACTGACCCGTATTGGTGGCTCGTACTCGGCCTCAGACGACGAACAAGAAGTAAATTTCACCATGCCGGGTGCGGGTAGCACGGGTGGCACGCCGGGCAAGGATTCCATTTTAGCCCGGTTGCCCCGGACGTATTACCTCGCCACCGGCGGTTAGGCCAGGGCCGCAGGGTGAGGTCGGTCAAAACTGTATTTAGTCTAGTCTAATCAGCACAAAGAAAAGGGAAACGGCACAACACTACTATGCTACAGCAAACTAACCAACCAGTAGAATTTTCGGCTTTCTTCACCAAGAACAAGGTCGGGAAGACTGGCCTTAGTGTGACGTGTGATGTCTACGGCCCGCCGTACCAGGGCGTTATACAGCATTTAGAATCCGACGTGGCGGCAGTCGCATTAGGCGGCGGCGTTTACGGGCATCAATATCTCAACGCCAGCACTTATATCGGTGGGGCGTTTCACTGTGTTTTCAAGTCTAGCGACCCGACTGTAGACGCGCCCGAAATTCGGGATGTGTGCATTGTCGGCTACCAGTGGGTGCAGAATATGGATGCTGGTAGCCAATCCATTCTGAATCAAATCCAACAGTTACCCGCAAGCGTGGGCGGCGGGGTTTGGAATACCTCACCCAACCCGCCCGGCTACCAGAATGTTGGGACTTATGGCAATCTTCTTTACGTGCTGGCAAACGCTCCCGCAGGCAGCGATCCCCTGGCCGCTGTGCTATCCGCCTCTTATGCCCCGAACACTGCTGGCGCGGCACTCTTCCGGCAGTTGGCTTACCCTGCTCTGGTCGCGGCCAGCACGCCCATCCCGTTACCCGTCCTGCTCGAAACCAAGACCATTAGGCGAGGCGATAGCTACGAAGCCCCGGAAGGCCGCGATCTCCGCTGGACAATTCCCGGCCTGCCCGTTACCTGGAACTACACGGGTGCTAGGGCCTGGGTAAGCGTTGGCTTGGACGGTAGCGGTTTGTTATTCCCGCGCACTGAGGCCCAAATCATCACGGCTGACCCCATCACCGGCACGCTCGTCGTTAGCCTGGCCCTGACCAGTACGATCACCGACACCCTCGAACCGGGTACTTACTTATTCGACATCGAAATTGACTTTGCCGATACTCACCCGGTCACGGTCGGTGCTGGTCAGTTCGTAGTCACAGCGGACGTGCGTTAGCTATGGTCGGAATCTCTTACGTATTGCTACCCAACTGCCGGGTCAGGGTCGAACGCGCTGGCGTGCAAATTAACCCCGACCAGGCGGCTGGGCCGGTCGGTAAGAAGACTGACGGCCCAGCCAACGTCCAGACCTACGATCCGTTTGCCGCAGGGCAACCAGCGACCAGCACCCTTGACGACGATAACACCCCGGCCTGGCGGGTCAGGCTAGACGCCAGCCAAACCCTACCAGAGCCGGGCGACCTGCTCACGATCACCGCTTCGACCGTCGCGCCTTACCTGGTCGGTGTGTCTCTCCTCGTGGTGAGGGCAACACCCACTACCGGCTCTATGCCAACCTTCGTAATCTATTGCCGTAGTCAAAACAAAGTTCAGTTTTAATTACTCACTTACTCACTCACTTAGGAAGAGCTAACAACTATTATGCCTGCCCTCCCCACAACCCCGATCAATAGCTCTATCGAGAACGTCGTCGAAGATACTCTGGCCGCGCTGTTTCTAGCGGCCCTCGGCCAGAGTTCGACCACAGCCAAATTTGACCCCCGGTTGAATGCGGCTTACCGGGTAGGGGAGGTGACGGCAGGCAGTTACCTCTTCGAGGACGACCTCAACTCCGGGCCGCTCATGCGGCTGGCCGTCACCGACCGCTCGTTCGACGAACAAGAGATCGGCGGCGGGCCGGACACTTCGGACAGCCTTTTCTCCCTGAACGTTCGGATCGGCGGCATGAGTGCCACTTACCCGACGATCAGGGAAGCGAAGGGGGCGGCCCGCGACCTGGGTAACGTCGTCGGCCTCATGATGCTAGAGCTTGACCTTTCGACCCTGCAAACCACCCTCGTAGGACGTGGCGGGAAGCACACCCGTCAGTCGGTGGTGATGGTGACACCGGGAACTAAGACTCGGTGGGGCATTGACCGCACCGGCACAACTAACAGCATCAAGTACGCCGCCTGGTTCGACCAAAGTTGGACTTTGAAGTGCGAGACTTTGAATCTGTCCTAGCCCACCACCCTACCGCTTTGGATTATTTACCCGTAGATAACGAAACGATCCCTCCCCCTCTTCTTAAAACCCCTCAGCTAACCCCACCTTACCCCTACCCCTACCCCAAATCAAAGGAGCAAACAAACTATGTCTGGAACTGTTGAGCCGATGTACCCGGCCTCGACCATGATAGTCGCGCTGCGTCGGCAGACTGTCGCTGGCACGCCTAACCTCACGAACATGGTCAAGGTTAAAGCCAGTTCGGTAGACCCTCACACCCCCTCGAATATGAGTGACCCCGGTATCGAAATCGGCACCGGCAGTGACACTGCCCAGCCGGAGGTCAAAGAAGCCTTCATGCCGGGCCTTGACCTGAGCGGGCATCTGCGGGTCGGAGCGTTACCGATGAACCTCTTCGGCGGTAGCCGCTACATGATCCTATCGCGTGGCACCGACCCCACGAGTGCCGTCACTACCACCCTGGCCGTCGCCGTTACCGCTCGGCACGCTAACAGCGTTACCGTCGCTGACGCCAGTGGTTACGCCGTCGGCGACTGGTTGCAAATCGGTGAACTGGCGACTACCACGCCTACCCCGGTCTACACGAATGCCGACCGGGTAGAAGTCCACCAAATCCAGAGCATTGCCGCGAATGTGATCACTCTGGCCTCTCGCCTCCTGTACACCTACGCCAGTACGACGCCCGTCAAGAAAGTGCGTAACGACCGCAAAGTGTCCCACCGCTTCCTCCATATGCCCCTGGCCCTGACCTCGGCAGGCGCGTCTGACCTCTGGACAGCTTACGTCACCTTCACCAACGGCACGTCAACCGTGTCACTGGTGTTCTACGACGGCAAGGTCGAGAGCTTCAACACTTCCTTCCAGACCGGCCAACTGCCGGGCTACCAGGCCAGCATGAAGTTCCGACGTGTCACCCGCGACCCCTCGGTACTGTCAACGGCGACCTTCATGGCCGATCCGTCCTCGGTCTTACTCCAAAACACACGCGGCTCGTCCCTCATTTTGGGCGACGACCAGAACCACCCGCGTCAGATCGACCTGAAGCTTTCCACCCCGATTACGGACGACCTGGTGCTGAACTCCTACTACCGCGACTCGATAGTCCAGTTGTCGCACTCCCTCGAAGCCTCTTCCAGCGGCAAGTTCATCAAAGCTTTCTTCGACCAGGTGATCTTTGGCGGGGCTGGTAACTACGATGTTTCGGACGCTATCCCTGAAGGAGCTTTCAACTACACCGCACAGTCGGCGACCCTCATCGGCGGCAATGCGGGCGACCCCTACGCCTTCGGCCTAACGGCCCCGGACGCCCAGTTCTCTGGCTACGAGGCGAAAGCTCAGGGCGGTGGCATGGTCGAAGCCGGAATCGAGAAGGTGCGGATCATACCCAGTCCGGCGGACGACACCGAACGCTGGATTTGGGCGATTGATAACCTTTGTACGACCGGCGTATGCGCTGCGGCCTAGCCCAGCCCTCTCCTGTTTGCCCCTTACCTGCTTACCCTCGTTGTGTTTCTAAGTCGCGTTAACCTTTTGGGTTAACGCGACTACCCCTGAATTAAAGTGAGAAAAGAGAGAAGAGAAGAGATGTTAAAAGGCAAAACTAAAACTGTTGAAATGGGTGAACTGCTGTGGACGCTTGTCGAAAACGACGTAGAAGCAGATTACGCCCGCCACCCGCTTGCCAGTAACGCCCAGCGTTACGTGGCTGGTATCAAGCGGCCCGCCGCCCGGTTGGGAGCTTACGAGCTACTAGACTACTACACCGATGTCGTCTCTTCCTTAGAGCGGGTGGAGCCGGTGAAAGCCGAAGACAAGGACATTCACGGCGTCAAGTGGGATAGCCAGGGCTTCATCGCCGATCTCATGAGCGATCCGGGCGTATGGGTAAAACTCGTCGGTCAGGTCTGTCTAGCTAACCGAGCGGCTGAAGTCGAAGCTTTGTGGCGGGCCGCAAAGGATTGCAACCCTCACTGGTATCCAGTGGTCGAAGCCGAAGCCGAGGCCGAAACCGAAAGCAAAGTTGAAGGCCAACCGAACAGCGAAGAAGACCCTAACCGCCTGAACGACGCTGAGAAAGCCGAGGTCGAGCAGGCTTACGCTGCAATTGACCTGGATAACCCAACCGGAGCCGATCACCCGGATAGCGAGACCCTTATGCTGGCCGCAACTAAAACCGTAAATAAGGCCGAGAAGCGGGCGAAAGAGGCGGGCAAGATTGGCCCGGCCACCTTTCCACGCACGCGAAAAGGGGAACAGTAAAGGATCGTCGTGGTGGCAGGGTCTGGAAGCCCTCGATCCACCGGCCCAGCTTGCCCTCCTGCATATCGAACTAGCCCGACTACCCGCTCACACCCCGCTCGAACAAGAAGTATTTGACGTGTGGTTGGCGTCGGACAAAAGGATACTACCCCGTGCCGGTGGTTTCCTCGAACAACCCGCCGGTCTAATGCAAGCTATCCAACTGATCGACCTAAAGACCAAGCTCTGTCAGAAGATCATCTCTATCGAGCTAAAAATTAAAGAGCAAGATTTGAAAATGCAAAACGCCGGTGCCATCGGGCAGGGCTAAGGAAAAAGGCTATGCCGACACTCAAAACCAAAGTCAAGCTCGTAAGTAACCCACTGGCCGAACTGAGTGCGACCAAAGTTAAGAAGTCGCTCAAATCCAGTTTGAGTGTCGCGGCCAAACAGTTTCTTAAAGAGGTCGAAGAGGGCTTCAACTCCGAACGCACGCCCGGCGGCGAGAACTGGGAAGCTCTCTCACCCGACTACCAGAAATTCAAGTCCAGAGCTTTTGGCGGTAAGAAAATCCTGGAGCGAAAGGGCGATTTGAAGAAAGCCGCCCTCAGCCCCAAGATCGAGTATGGCCAGCCACAGGGTGACAGTGGTGGTGACGGGGGTAAAGAAACGGTTGCCTGGCAAGCCGTCATGAGTGTGATTGACCCCACAAACGTCGCTTCTTTCCAGGAGTTTGGCACCCCCACTGACCCAGCCCGGCCCTTCTTTCAAGTCTTGGGGCAAGCAACTGACGCAGTGGTTAAGGCCGGGGCTACTTCTTTTGATAAAGATATGTTTGGGAACTAATTACTTTTGCTAAAGTAAACTGGTTCGGTCTGTGTTTAAATGCCACATTTTTCTAAGCAATTTAAAACGCTACCACTTGTTAGTAGTAGCGTTACCATATCTTATCTTATCTAGCCGTACCACGCCTGACCTGAACGCACCGCACCTCGCCCCACCATGACACGCCTGACCAAAACAAACCGGGTTATTGTTGGGTAGCTAACTACCCATGTTAGATAGTTCGCTATCCTCCCAAACTAGCTCTCGCCAGTTAGGAGGAAGCAAACCTTCACGGACTAGCTTTGCACTCAGTCCTTGATGTCGGTGATCGGCTCTGGTAGCGTGACATAAGCGGCAAAGGGTTCTAAGGTTGGACATTTCGTTAGTACCGAGTTTGCCGCTACGGATGTGGTCAATGTGAGCAGTCCCAACAGCTACCGGCGACCTACACCTCACACATTTGTAATCATCTCTGGCTAAAACCTTTTTACGGGTTTCTCGCCAAATCTCTCTAGGTTGTCTTTTTCTTGGCATTGAGCCTCCTTCCCCAGGCACTTTAACAAATCAATAGCCCCGTATTACTCAACCTCGAAAGCTTCAATCCCGAAGCGACCATAGCCGACCGAACGACCGTCCCCCAGGCCGCAAAACCGGCCCGCATCAATCGTTGCGGCCTCCATCTCGCCCCGGCTGACGATGGTTTTATCCCACATAAGGTTAAAACTACAAGTCCAGCCGGGTGCGGCGGCGATCCGATAACGGACGTTACGGGCCTTAGTAGCCGGATTTCTAACCGATTGAATGTCCAGATAAACAAGCTTAGTTGGTTCGGTCGGTAGTGGCTCAACCGGGACAAACCTGTCATCGATCAAAATCAACTCATCCATCACCTGTAACGTGGCAGCCAGGAAGGGTTGTAGTGTACCGCGCTTGCGGGCAGTGTACTTAGCTCCATCCCGAAGAGTGCCGAAAACGTAGGTGGGTTTGAGGTAAAGCTGACGGGTATCGGGTAACATGAGAACAGTTTTACGCCACTCTTCGGGATCGTTACCAGCTACCCCCGTTCGTTCCTGCTTCTCTAAAGGGATAGCATCAGGGCCGAAGTGATGCCAGAGTAGACCGCGAGTACCCTTGATTGTCACTTTCGCCTGTAAGATGTTGTTAGTTGCCATTAGAATCGTCTCCTTACCTAGTATGTATTAAATTTGTGTATCGTTGTTAATCAGTAAAGCCCTAGCCGCTCCCCAAGCCTCAAACGGGTCAGTTACCGGCAAGTGTGCTACCCGACCGCACAAATATAGTGCAATCAGGTCTTTTTCATCAGGTGGGTTATGACGGCCATTGTTACGGGCCGTCGCTAACGCTTTGATGTCGAAATAGTTCAAGCAGGCCCAGGCTTCTATAAAAACTACCCTAATATGTTCAATTTCTGTAGTTACTGGCACATCTCCTTCGATCTTGTTGGTTGTCATCAAAATTTCTCCTCTTTTAGGTTCATGAGGCCAGTAACCGACTAAGCCGGTTACTGGCTTGCACACTGGGTGCTAGTCGGGAAAAGGGTAAAGAGTCGTTTGTGTTCATTCTACGGAAAGTGCTGTACGCCGAAGGGCTTGCAGTTCGGCTACTGAACCCGCTACCAAGTGAGCCGGGTTGACACAAAGACGATTCTGGCAAGTTTGCCACACAACATAAGATGGTGGGATTGGGCCTATATCATGCTCGTATATCCATCTAGCTGCCCGGATCATGTGTCGTTCCACCATAAAAAGTGGTTGTTTATATTTAAGCGAGACGCCACCAATCCAAACCCAGCACCCCGACTCCACGTCAGCATGATATTTATACTTAAAACGTCGCAATACCTCTTGAGCCTTGCGTTCTTTAGGGTCTTGTATACCATCCTCAGCCAACAGATCGGGCAGAGTGTTGGATGACTTCTTAAAACCTGTAAGATTGTTGATGGGGCTGTTACGCCGAGCAGCCCTAACTAGACTTGGGGTTTGGTAATGACCATAGACCTCCAACATTTTGCGGTCTTTCCATCCGGCAATTTCGATCAATGTTTCTATCTCTTGCCCCTCTGTTTGATTGATCCAGGAGGAAGCAAAACTATGACGAAACTTGTGAGGGTTAGCGTGTATCTGGCAATGCCGCCCCAAACGTTCGCAAAGGCGGCGTAGGCCGGATACAGTTAGTGGCTCACTCATATCTCGATTAGACACAAATAACCACGTTGGATCGTTACCACGTTTACGATAGCCCCTGCCATGCGGCCTCAATAGTTCCGCACGATACTCTCTAATAGTCGCCCAGGTGTTTGGATGTAAAGGCAAAATACGAGGATCGCCACCTTTTGCACTTTGGATTCTTAGAGTGTGACTTGCCTGACCATCAATAATGGAATGTTCTAAATCACCCCACTGCGCTCCGCAAAGCTCACTTGCTCGTAAACCAGTGTCATAAAGTATCATAAGGATTGCTCTAGCCCTGACCTGTAAAAGCGTAGTAGACTCGCGGTTAGTAGCCTCAAGCAGCATCCCAAACTCTTCTTGATTAACCACCTCTTTCGGAGTGATAGGGCCGCGCCGCATAAACTCAATAGTAGGGAATTGATAATCTACCGTAGCCCGCCCGGAACGGTTGGCCCAACGAAAAAGGGCGCGTAAGCTCCGAAGATAGCTATTGACTGACACGGTTTTCAAACCTTTTTGGACGAGACTATACCTATAATCATCCAAAAGCTGTGCGTCAATTTCGTTAACCAACCTATCAGCACCGGCGAACTCTTCAAAATGAGCCAGCGCGTATTTGTGGATTTGTTGAGTTGCATCCCGCTTACCGACCGACCAACCGTAACGATGGTAAGCACTTACCAAATTTCCTACTGTCATGGGGTCTTGCCGGGTGTGTGCCGGGCGTGAGGGCCGGGATCGACCCTCCTCTACTAAATCCGAGCGCAAAGTATTAAACCTTCTCATGGCTATCACCCGGTTTCTCATCTTTATCGTCGTAGACATAGTAATACAGGTAGGCGAACTCTTCAGGCCACCATTTAGCCCAATTGGTAATGGGTAAACCAGCCTTCTCACAAGCTTTTATAAAGGCGTAATTAGGGGCATGAAGGTCTTCATCCAGAGCTTGCTCAAAGTAGTTCTTGTACTTCTCGGCAAACTCCCTGGAAAGTTTGAGGCCAACTTCGTAAAGATACCTTGCCGCCTTCAACTCCAGTTCACTCAAATTAGCATTTGCTTTCTTCGAGTACATACGAAGGCCCTGCTCGAAGTCGTCGTCAAAATAATGACCTTCGTTGAATAAGAGAAAAAGCAGCTCGTCTAAAGGAGACTCGCGTATCACTTCCAGGCCAGGAAAATCACTCTTCATAGCCGCTAGTGTCGGTTTCCAGAGGAAGTCACTGTTGTAGCACTCAGCCGCAAACTTGACCATGCTTTCCAGAACTTCGGCTTGGTAGTTATCGTTAACCGGGTAGTCGCCTTTGTGGAAGGGGATGGAAATCTCGATGTCTACCATGATGCTGCCTCCTTGAACCGCCCTAACGCCCGGCGATAAACCTTTTTTAGCCGATAGTAATCATTAAAGAACTGGGCTTGAACCTTTTGCCAGGGACGACGGTAATCAGCGATAGCTTCACGTTTAGAGCTATTGCAACCTACGCACAAAAGCTGCAAATTAGAAATGTCACCTCGCCCGCCCCGGCAAAGCGGCACAATGTGGTCAAGGCTCAAGCACTCGGTAGCACCACAGCGTAGGCAAACAGGATGGTAAATCTGGTAGAATCGCACCAACGCCCGATGGTGAAGTCGGCCTTTAGCCCCACACTTATGCGCTCGGTGGTTGTGCCGACAAATCACGTTGTAATGTGGCGATTGTCTCAAAAAAGCCCTTCGGGTTTGGTAGTAATTTTGCATCGTCATGAGGCCACCTCCTCAAAACCGACCCATACTGCTGTAAATACCCTTTGCCGCCAGTGGTCGAAACAAAGCCGACCGACTGTAGCGACTTGGTAACATTTCGCACATTCCCTCAACTGGCTATTTGAGGGGTGTAACCGGCGGCTAATCAGTCGCCGGTTGAGGTTGGTTCGAGTGATGGTCATCCGAAAATGTCCTCCCTGTCTTTTTGGGCCTGGCAACGATTGCAACGGCCCTCAGTCGTAACGGCTGATTCGTTGCAATCCCGGCACTTGTGTACTTGGGCGGCCATCTCAGTTGCGATAATTTCCTCAACCTGAGCTATAAGGACGGCGGCACGCTCGGAAACCCGGAGGGCCTGAGCTTGCTGGTTAATGTAAAGCGATTCGCACGCCCCAACGTGATAGCATTTCCTACCGCCGTGCGTATGGGCCAAACACTCGCACTCAAAAGCGGTATCGCCATCAGGTGACTCGTGGAACGTTACTCGGTAATAGCAGTCGCCCTGGCTCGATTTGACATCGAACTCACCGAGGTCAACAATGCGAACATTAGGTTTGACCTTGCGGGCCTTGTGGGAAGCACCGACTGCGTTGGAGAAATTTAGTTCGTTGTAGGTAAGCATTTAAGGTATAATCCTTTTGATAGATTGGTCACTCGATTTATCAACCGGCCTGTCACTACCGCAAATAGTGGCGGGCCTTGCCTCAGATGTCATTAAGTGTAATCATCTGTAATCTTATTATACCAGCATATTAAATCTTGTCAAGTGTTATCAAGTGTGATATAGTTAAATCGTAGGATTTACAAAGTTCAGCTTGAGAAAGAGGTTACGGCTTGAACAAGATAAAAGAATTAAGGGTGAATCGAGGTTTATCGGTGCGTGGTCTAGCAATTCAAAGTGGAATTGGTTCTGCTACCATTACTAGGTTAGAGGGCGGCGGTAAGGCGTATGCAACCACACTGATTAAGCTTTCCAAGTTCTTTGGCGTTGATTTCTCTGAATTGTCAGAGTTTGAGGCGGTGAACCCAAAAGAAGACCGCCAGAAGACTCTTAGCCCACTGGCGGTTTAGATACTAACCGGGATTACGCCCCGGTTAGTATCGGAATGTCATTATACCAACATTTTGGACGGAATCCCGTCATCTCGCGGCAATTTCCACAAGTTACTTTACACCGCCGTTTGCTCTCTAAAGGAGTGGGTGGCGAACAATCAGGCAAGGCCGGGTGCGGACTGGGATGGTGAGGTCTGGCGCGGCATGGTCAGGTGAGGTAAGGCCGGGTGAGGTTTGGCAAGGCAAGACAAGACGTGGGTGTGAGAGTGGGTAATGTAAAACTTATCCACTCTCACATATACAAAGAAACTAGGATTATATGAACGCATCTGATCTAGCAAAATTCAATAAAGCGATTGGCCTGGCCCAAAATGATCAAAAAGAAGCAGCTTACTCACTCCTTCAATCCCTTTTGAGTAGTAACCCTAATGACTTTAACCTTCTTTTGTGGGCGGCTTTTACCAATCCTGATTTGAATGAAGCTGACCAACTTATTAGACAGGCTGCTACAATTGACTCAAACAACCCTGCTCTGGCACAGGCCCAAAAGTGGCTGGCTGGGGAATGGGCTAACGAAAAATCTAGTGTGATACCGCTCCCACCTTTTGAGAAATCTGCTAACCCCACCGCCTGGAATATCCCTCTCGCTGTAATCATTAGCTTACTGATCCTTGTAGTTATTATCGGTTTGGTGCTAACAAATATGCCTAAAGAAAACTATCAAGACGTTTTCAAAAATGTCACCAAAGGTATCAGTAGTATCGTTTCCCGGCAGTATTACCTCTAAAATGACCTGTTCGCACCACTCCTGAACGGACAAGGGATGGTAGCATCCCCTCATTTCACCCGAATAATAACTTTCCTAGTGTTAACCCTAGTGTGTTAAAGTCGATTCCACGGTAGAATAGATGTGAGACTTTTCCATCCCTTCCCCATTCCCCTCCCTCCTCCCTCCCTCACCTCCTCTTCCCCTTCCTGCTAACCCCTCACCACCTAACCTGAAAGGTAAATCCAATTGGCCGACAACCGTGAAGTTCGATACCTTATCACCGGCGACGCAAGTAGCTTTGTTAAGGCTGCCAAAGAAGCGAAGGAGGCGGCAGACGCGGTTGGAGGTAGTTCTGGTGGCGGCAATGGGGGGGGTAAAAAGGGTAGCGGCAAAAAGGGCGGTGATGGTAAAAGTCCCGGTGGACTACCAACCGAGATCAAGGAACAATTAGCCGGATACGCAGCCATCGAAAAGGCTGACCGACGGCTTAATACCCTGCAAGGAGCGCAGTCTTACCTCAAGAAAACCAGCCAGGCGTACAAAGACAACATTAAAGAGCAAGAGAACCTGTTCAAAGCGAATGTGCGTAATTCGCACTCTACTAAGGACTACTTGCAAGCTGTCCAAAAACTGGCTGATTTCCAAAAACAACACACTGACCCTGATAGACTTGATGTACTCAAAAGTACCGAAGGCCAACTCAAAAAGAATAGCCAGGCGTACAAGGATAACATCAAGGAACAAGAGAATCTATATAAGTCGAACGTCCGAAACGCAAAGTCCGCCGAGGCTTATGTGGAGGCCGCTCAGAAGCTAACTGACTTCCAAAAGCAAAACGCTAAAGTTTTGAATCCTGGTGGGCGACTAAGCAATATTGCCATGATGGTGGGTGGGCAGGCTCTCGGTGCAATCAGCCAGGTTGGGAAACAATTATCTAATCAAGGTGGTGCTTATAATCAACTCAACCAGCAATATACGATCAATCCAGGTCTAAAAGCCGCCCAGAGCAATTTAAGAGCAGCGCAACTGGATTTAGGTTCAGACCTGTCTGGTTATGAAAAGTTCAAGCTAAATGCGAAAGCAGGGCTGTTAAGTAGCGGGGCGGCAGTACCTCTAGCGGTTGCGGGTGATGTGGCAGGGGCGGCTGGCGGGGCGGCTGGCGGGGCTATCCAACTTTACGGTGCTTTGAAAGCGGCAAACGTAAACCCTTCAATCCTTAGTGGGATCGGTAAAGTAGGTGCTGTAGGAGGCGCAGTTGCTGGTGGCGTAGGATTAGGCGTTCTATTAGGCAGTACGATAAAGGGCAGCGATCCGGTTGATGAGACGGAGTTACGTACCAACCCGGCTGCCCTCGGTCATAAACAGGCCGCCCAGCAAATGGCTGATCCAGGTTTTCGGGAATCGTTAATCGGCAAAAATTCTAAGTCCCTTAAAGAAGAAACTGATGCGATGGATCGTCGTGTCGGTTTACTTAATAAGTTATCCGATCTAAGCGCAAAGGGTGTAAACCGACACGACGGAAAATATCAAGATACAGTACGTGACCTGCAAAAAGAGTATGAGAAAGCAGGCATGGGTGATGTTTACAAAACCCTGGAGAAACAAGGCACTTTTAATGATCCTAACTTAGTTAAGGCTCTAGCAACCAGTCAGTCAGATGTAAGCCGGGCAATGGGTGGCAAAGGAAACGGCCAACAAACCATTCTCGACACCGTTTTGAAATCGCCTGAATTCAAATTACAAGCACAAAAAATCCAATCGCAAATATTTGATTTCAATTATGACTCCTCTAAGCAAGAACGCCTTACTAAACGGGATTATCAGCGCGGTAAAGAAGATCGGCAATTACAGGGCCAACGTTCAGATGAAGACTATACTGTAACCCTTAATAAAATTGGTATTCAACGTAACCGCACTGTTCAGGATAGAGATAAGGCAACCACTCGATTAAACGAAGATACTTCTCTAACCAAAAACCGAACGGGTGAGGATCATACTACCGCAGTTACGAAGAATGAATTAGACGTATTTCGTGTCAAACGTGATTACGCTCTCCAAAGTCAAAGGCTAGTTGAAGACACAAACCGTCAACAGGTTCGTTTAGAGCAAGATTCGGCTAGACAAACATCTCGTATCATTGAAGACAGTGGGCGCAATTTAGCAAGGCTGCAAGAAGATACCCAGCGTTCCCGACTGCGTAGCGCGGAGGATTACAACCACTCCCTATCCGAACTCAACCGCAACACCGCCCGCTCAAATCAAGACCTGGATCAAAGTTATAAGGATTCAGTAGTTGGGTTGTTTGCCCCTAGCTTGGCAAACTCAAAAGCCTACCAATTTATGAAATTGAGCAGGGATTATAAGAAGCAAAAGGGTCGGGTCAAAGAGGACTCTGAATTTCAAAAAGAGGGTCTGGATCGGCAAAAGAAGCGGTCGGACGAAGATATAGACACCTCTGAGTCTAGGGGCAAATCTGATATAAGCCGTGAACGGGATCGCGGGCTATCCGATGCCTCTACTGACAAAGCTCGTGCCGAAGAGGATATTGCTAGAGAGAAAACTCGCCAATCTCTCGATTTACTTCAACACGAAACTGACAGTTTGAAGGACTCTCAGACCAACTTGACGGAAATAAACCGTCAATATGCTCGTACCTTAGAAGATGCTGATAAAAACTTCTCACGCAACATGGCGGACATTCAACAGCAATTTTCGCGTTCAATGGCCGATCTTACTACCGAAGAAAAGGATGCTACCCGTCAACACGCAAGAGCCTTAGAAGACCTAACTATTCAAGAACGTCGTGCCGCTCAGGATTTTGCTGAAGCAATGGACGACATCAACCAAGCCCGATCTCGCTTTGCTAGAGACATGAATAGGTCTTTAACCGAAATGGGCCAACAGTTAGCACATGATGTAGGTTTAGCCGCACCTGTTAATCCTAGTAATCTAGCATACAATATGGGTTTATCGCCTGTAGCTGCTCCCGGCTCAAACATTCCCGGCGGTGCAACCCCTAACGGTGGCTACACTCCCATTCCCGGCACGGGTGGTGGAGTCGGTCTGGGCGGTGGTAATCCCAACGTCGGTAACGGCTCTGGTGGCGGTGGCAGTAACGACGGGTCGGCCTCAAACGGCCTGCTCGGTGGCTTGGGCGGCAAGAACAATAATAACAGTGGCGATGGTTCGGACGGCAGTGGCGACAACTCCGGCGGCGGTCTCA